AGAACTCCCACAAGCGATACGTGGACGGCATCACTTTTTTACGGAGCTCCGCTTTCAGCGTGATGTCACACCACGCAGCGAACGCTCCGCACCAACTGAACCCGCCGATCTTCAGGTTGTACGAGTTGGTGTAGGGGTCCTCTTTAGACCACCCGAGACCGTCGTTGATGTATCGGATGATCTCGGCTCCGCGGTGACACTCGTCCTCGCCCGACACCTCGCTGAATCCGCTCACGCCCTTCTTCAAGATCACGCCGTCCTTATCGACGTAATACCCGCGAGGGGGCTCGGTGACGTTAAACGCGTGCGCGTCTTCTGCGCGCGCGATACAGTTCTCGACTCTGGTGTTGTGCTCGTCCATCTGTGACGCTCCTCTCTGTTATCATGTGGAGTGTATCACACGCGCGCTGAATCGAGGACACATGGAGCTCAAGCACCGCAGACTCGCGATCGTATTGCTCGACCTGATCGGCTCGACCGCGTTCGTGCAACGCGTCGGGGCGATGCGCGCTGCGACGTGGTTACAATATCACGACCGGCTCGCGCGCTCTCTGCTCTACCGATTCAACGGGCGCGAGATCGACAGGAGCGACGGCTTCTTGTTGTCGTTCGAGCGACCGATCGACGCGCTCAATTTCGCGCTTCACTATCAAGCCCAGATCCCGCAACGCGTCAAGATCGACGCGCGGATCGGCGTTCATTACGGGGACATTGTGGAGGTTACGCAGGACGAGCTCTACTCAGCCGTCGGAGCGAAGTCCGTCGAGCTCGAGGGGGTCGCGAAGAACATCTCCGCGCGCGCGATGTCCGTCTGCGAAGCGGGTCAAGTCATCCTCACGCGGGACGCGATGCGCGCGGTACGCAATCGAACGAACCCACAGACGCCCAAGGGGACGCGCTTCGCGTGCGTTGGGCTCTATCGATTCAAGGGTGTCAGAGACCCCGTCACGCTGTACGCTGTGGGCGACACCATCGAGTCGCTTCAACCTCCGCGCGGTAACGAGAAGGCGAAGCGCGTCGGGGGCGCTAAAGCGATTCGATCGCGCGCGCGTCATCGTCGTTGGAGGGAGTGGGCGCTGTGGAGCGCGTATCGGCTCGCTTGGATCAGCGTCGGTTACATTCTCGCTATGATATACCCGTGGATGTCGAATCGAGATGGGCGTCACTTGTGGGGCGTGACCTGGTTAGATTGGTTCGATTATATCGTGATCGCCGTCGAAGCGATCAGAGAGGCGTTTAAGCAATGGTGAGCGAACAGGTGACGGAGTTGGACGAATACAAAGCGCGACGCGGTTGGTGGTTCGCCGTGTTCTTTTTACTGCTCGTCGTCGGGCTCGTCGTGTTCCTCGCGCGCGTCACGATCGTCGATCAGAATCGGGATGTGTTGGTGGGTATTCTCGGCGTCATCACCGGCTCAATCTCGTCGATGCTCGCGATCGCGAGCGGTCGAGATCCGAGCGAAGTCGAGGAGCTGCGCGACAAGCTCGGCAAGGCGAACGCGGACCGCGAGGCGCTGATCGCCCGATTGAGGGACGCGCAGATTCAACTCCAGATTCACCGCGACATGATCACGGATCTACAGCGCGCGATCATCGAGCGACTCAGCGCGCTCGAGCTCAGAGAGAGACCGTCACCCGAGCGCGTCGAGCTCGATGAGACCGTCTCTCGTTGGCTCCCCTCTCAGTCGTCGGACTCGCCGGACTCCGATTCGGAGAGCTGAGCGATCGCGAAATCGAGATACTCCCGCGCTTTGAGCAGGTCCTCGAGCTCCGTCTCCTTCGATTTCAACCCCGCGCGACATATGTATTTGACCACGTTCCCGCGCGCGAAGTCGAGCCTCCACGCGGAGATCACGTTGATCGCCTCATACACGCCCCCGCGATAATGCGAGGGGTGGTTCACTGGATCGCTCATCGTTGCGTCTCCTTCTTCTTAGCGTGGTAATACGCGCGACATTTCGCGAGTCTCCGCTCGCGCTGCTCCTCTGTCTCAGCGTCTAAGCGGATCCGCGCGCGCATCCTGTCGAAGCGCAGACGCTCGGCGCGCTCCTCGGGCGTCTCCGTCGCCCGCTTCCTCCTCATGTACTCGCGCATGTATGCGCGCTGCTTCTCTCGTTGCTCCTCTGTCACTGCGCTCGCTCCTTCTTTCGTTGCTTGTATTTGCGCTGATACATACGTTGACGCACGAGGCGCGCCTCGCGCTCCTCGTCGGTCTCGCTCGCGCGCTTCGCCTCTCTCCATAGGCGCGCGTAGGCGAGGCGCTCCTCGCGCTCCTCGGGCGTCTCTGTGGATCGCCGCATCCTCCGATACTCGCGCATCCACGCCTTACGCCTCTCGATCACCTCGGGGCGCTGGTTGTATTCGCGCTGATACGCGCGTCGCTCCTCCGCTGTCTGCTTCTGCGCTTTACGCGGTCGCCCCGCTCCGCGTCTCTTGATCGGCGTCTCGTACACCGTCGGGTCCTGTTTGATCATGTCTCGCTCCTCTCGGCGCGTCGTCTCCGTTGATACTCTCGGTCCTTAGCGCGACGATCCGCGCGCTCCTCGTCGCTCATCCTCGCGCGACGATCCGCTCTCCACTGCCGATCATACGCGCGTCGCTCGGCGAGCTCCTCGTCGCTCATCCTCGCGCGTCGCTCCGCGTGCCACGCGCGACGGTGCGCGATCACCTCCGGGCGCTGGATGTACTCGCGCAGATACGCGCGACGCTCCTCTCGTGTCTGCATCATGTCTCGCTCCTTTTCTTCGCGTGATACTTAGCGCGACGCTTCGCGAGTCGCTCCTCGCGCTGCTCGGGCGTCTCCTCGATGTTCGCAACTCGGCGCTTAGCGCGTCGCGCTTCTCGTTGCTCCTCGGTCTCGTTGGCGCGTTTCGCGCGTCTCCGCTCCGCGCTCGAGGCGAGTCTGCGCTCGCGTTGCTCCTCGGTCTCTCGCGCTGTGCGCTCCGCTCGGCGCGCGCGACGCTTCGCGAGTCGCTCCTCCCTCTGCTCTGCGGTCTCCATCTCGAGCGCGACCTTGCGCGCCATTCGACGATATGCGAGTCGCGCTTCGCGCTCCTCTTCGGTCTCCACCCGCGCGCCTCGCTTGTCGGCTTGCTCGCGCTCGCTCGATCTGCGCTCCGCTGCTTTCTTCGCGTGATACTTAGCGCGACGCTTCGCGAGTCGCTCCTCGCGCTGCTCGGGCGTCTCCTCCTCGCGTCGACGCTTCCGGCTCGCGCGGTTGCGCGCGAGGTACGCTTCATACTGCTCCTCGCTCAAGCGCTGGTAGCGCTCGCGGTGATACGCCTGGAGCTCGTCGCGGTTGAGCGCGTACTTGACCCGCGCGTGAAGCGCGTGCTTCTCGAGTCGCCTCGCGCGCTCCTTCGGCGTCTCGCGCTGAGTCCGCAGACGCTTGCGCTCTCTCATCTGCGCGAGTCTCCGCTCGCGCTGCTCCTCTGTCTCGTTCTCGATGTACTGCTGATACATGATCCTGCGGTACAGGCGACGCTCTTCGCGCTCCTCTTCGGTCTCTTTGCGTCGGCTCATGTCTCGCTCCTCATCGCGTATCTGATTCTGCGCAGCAGGTTCGCGCGGTCTTTGCGCGCCTGGTACTCCTCCGGCGTCTCCGTCTCCTTGCGTCGGCGTCTGTACTCCGCTTGATAAGCGCGGATCCGCTCTCGTTGTTCGGGCGTCCGCTCCGCGCGTCGACGCTCCTCATACGCGCGCTCTCGCTCCTTACGCGCTGAGCGCTCGCGCGCGGTCTCCGTCTCGATGATCTCCCTTCGACGCTCTCGGCGTCGCGCGTTGCGCTCCTTCGCGCGCGCTCGATCATACGCTCGGCGTTTGGCGCGACGCGCTTCGCGCTCCTCTTCGGTCTCGTTCGCGCGTCGCGCTTTGCGTCGCTCGTTCGCGTGCGCGTTGTAGATCTGCTCGGGTGTCATTCGTCACCCTCCACCGTCCGCTCACCCTCGAGCGCAGACACGAAACGCGCGCGCGTGGTCGCGACTGGTGAGCTCAGCGCGCGCGTTACCTCCCTCAACGTGCGGAGCGTGTCGTGATACAGCTTGATCGCCTCGCGCTCCGCGACCGGATCGCCGACCGTGGGGAGCACGATCTTCGCCCATAGTTTTATCTCTGTCTCTGTGTTCATTTGTTACTCTCTCCATAGATTCCAAGTTCAAAGGATACGACCATGATACGACGCCGATTCGCTCAACACATCACCCCGCCCCGCAGGGTCGCGCCCCCCACGAACCCCGAGCTCGAGGACCTGCTCGACGATCTCGACGAGGAGGACATCGACGACACCCTCGACGTTGAGGACGACGACCCCGAGCCACCGAAGCCCGAGGAGCTGAACGACCGGATCCTCGATCACCGTTGACGCGCTAGCGCGGGGGGTTCGAGAACAGGTCCACCGTGACGAGCAACAGCAGACACGTCAGCCACACCATCCAAGATACATCTTCGCAGCTCATTTAGACCTCCTCCGTCTCTGCGTGTCGAGTGATCGCAGGTTGTTCTCGTTCCAGAGCTTACCGTTGGGGCGCGTGAAGCGCGTCTCGCCCTTCTCGATCCGCTCGTTGAGCTCCTCCGCGATCGCGCGCCATCGCTTACCCTCGAGTCGGCGCTGACGCGCTAAGCGTAACGCGGGGTCGCCCACCTCGATCGATGACAAGCGACGCGCTAAGCCGAGCAGCGCGGAGCGGTGTATCGGTGAGTCGCTCTCCGCGATGCGCTCGAGCTGTTCAGCGATTCGGGGGATGAGCGCCTCGAATGTCGGCACGTCTGCCCACGTCTCCACGGGGTAGACGAGCGGTTCACATGTTGACCGATCGGGTGCTGAATCGGCGATAACGGTTGCCGTGTGAGCCGTTACAGGCTCCGCTTGTGGCTCCGATGGCTTCGATGGCTGCGCTTGCGTTTGCGCGCGTAGCTCGCTCAGGCTCACCGCGAAGTGGCTCGGGATTGAAGCCTCACGACCCGCGAAGCCGTGGAGCGCGCGGAGCTCCTCGGCGCGCTCTGGCGATAACGACGGCGGTGGTTGATAGTCTTCGGGGTTCATTTCGTTGTGCTCCGTAACGTTTTGATGTAGTGTGACGCGGTCACGTTAAACCATGTCACCAAAGAACACAAGGGGAGAGAATGGAAGACACACGCGAATATAACACGCTGACGCGCGTCCGCGAGATCGAGGAGCACCTCGAGCTCATGACTCAGGATAATGTCGGACCCATTGAGAGAGACGAGCGTCTCGACTGCGCGCTCGAGGCTGCGCGTCTCGAGTTTCTCGTCGCGCTTGATGAGACGTACACGCCGACGCGTCAGGACCTCGAGCGCGCCGTCGGGATGCCCTTTGTGTACGTCGAGGTCGCCCAGACGTGGTACGCGCTGCCCCTCGGGTTCGTCGAGATCGAGCGCCCCGCGGGTTACGCGCTCGCTCCGGTCTTACCCAACACGCGACAGCTCTCGGAGTTGTTGGCGAACTGCGTCGACCGCGAGGCGTTCGCGCGCGAGATCGTCGCAGACCACGAGATGCGCGTGATGGTCGTCCACGCGCTCAGCGCGCCCACCGTGTTCGGTTTGACGCGTGACGAGGTGCTCTCCGTACTCGCAGAGTACGCTCGAGACCCGCGGGTCGAGCTCATCGAGGAGCTCGGCGATTGGTCGCGCGCTGTCACCGCCGTCACGCTCGTCGAGATGCGCGCGGGCGTGGTTCACTCGACTCTGGAGGCTACTCACTAGGGAGCCACGGCACGAGATCGCCCTCCCACGTCGCGACGAGCTCCTCGCGGTCCAACACGACGAACGCGAGCGAGTATCGATAGCACCGGCGCAGCTCGCGCTCTAGGTCCCCCCTCATGATCGCTACGTATAACGGGGCTCGGATCCACCGGATCCCATAGCGTCGCTCGTGGTCGCTCAGTCGGATGAGCACCGGCTGAGACGCCTCGATGAAGGGGAGGAGCGCGCGCGTCTGCTCATCCATCGGCGCGACGCTCAGGCGCTCATCGTAGTCTCGGCGCAGACGTGAGCGACGCTCCCACGCGCACCAATAGGCGAGCTCTGAGACGACGGACGGCGCGTCATGCGAGTCGACGAACTCGTATAAGAGCGTTCCCGAACGCTGGGCTCGAAGCGCGCGGAGCGCTAAGCGTCTCGCTTGATACGGCTGTCGGCGCGCTTTGGATGACCACGACGACGCATCCTCGTCGCGTGTAAGCTCGCTCACTCGTCGCCCTCGATGGGGGAGGCGTCGATCGTCACCGGCGCGGGTAGTGATTCGCCTCTCCCGCTCGCCGTGATCGCGCGCGCCCAATACTCACCCTGCGCTCTCAGCTCAGCCTCGTCGAGACCGAGCTCGCGCGCCGTGTGCTCGATCGCTGACTCGAGCGTCGTGTGCACGACGACCTCCTGAGACTCGCGCTTGACCTCGTGGCGCTGAGCCGGCGGTTGATACTCGCGACCGCCTCGACGCTCTAGCATCCAGAGCGCAGCGCTCGACCCCTTGCCCCCCTCCTCTGCGAGCCCTTGCCACCTCATCCGGCGAATCGCGAGAGCGCGCTCCACCGTGTACGCGCAAGCGCTAGCCCACGCTCCGACGCGCTCTCCCCCTCGATCGCTCGCGCGCTGACGCTTCACCCAACGACGGAGCGCGCCACGCGCGAGACCGCAGAGGACCTCGGCGTCCCCCAACGTCGCCCCCCTGATCAGCGCCTCGCCCGCTGCGAGTACCTGATCATGTGTATAGCTCGTCGTCGGCGGTGGTTCGACGCCTTGGAACTGTCCCACGTCTACACTTGGGAGTGAGTCCTCGATCACCTGAGCGCGTAGCTCGGCGCGTTGCGCTTTGGTCATTGATCGCGCGTGAGCCTGCTCTAGACGCTCCGCGTGTCTCGCTCGATTCTCTGCGCGACGCGCCTCGCGTCGCTCCGCTCGTGTCTGCTCTGTTGTCATGCGCACCTCCTCGGCGCGATGATAGTGCGCTTGTGTTAGCGCGTCAACTCGACGCGAGCCCAACACGCGTAGACGCCCCTCGAGGTCAACCTGGTCGCAGAGCGTCGAGCGTCGTATTCAGACGAAGCGCAGCGGACGCCGTCGCGCGTGATCACGATGAAGCGCGACCGGCGAGGGAGCTGCGCGACATACCCGCCGACGCTCGCGCGAGCTGTGAGCTCGACACACTCCCCCTCACCTCCGCTCACTCCGAGCCTGTACGCGACGCGCATCATGACGACGCACCGGCGACGATCAGCGCGCGGAGCGTCGCGTGGATCGAGAGCTCATACGCTTGCGCGATCTCTGTGAGCGCTTGCTCGAACTGACTGCGGGGGATGTGTAGCTTGAGTGTGCGCGTCGTCGCTCCGGTGACGGGGGCGAGCGTCGCTCCCCCGCTCATCACTTTCATCACACCCGACGCGACGAGGTCGCGGATCACGTAAGCGGGGGTTAAGCCGTCCGCGTGCTGGATGCGGATTCTCAAGTCAGCCCAGAGCTCAGCGCGTCGCGTCTCGATGAGCTCCTCGAGCTCCGCAGTCAAGCGCAGCGTATAGCGCTTCGATGTTGATCTGTTCATGTGTGTCTCCGTTGGATGAACCGTCGACCGTCGTGATCGACATAGCGCGATCATCTCAGCACGCCTCGAGGCGTGAGTCAATAGAGACGTGGTACCGCGCGCCCCTATTGACGTGGTACCGCGCGCCCCTATTGACGTGGTACCGCGCGCCCCTATGGCGTGGTACCGCGCGCCCACGTCTGAGGGGGTAGACGTGGTACCGCGCGCCCCTATGGCGTGGTACCGCGCGCCCCTATGGCGTGGTACCGCGCGCCCCTATTGACGTGGTACCGCGCGCCCCTATCAAAATTTGGTGAAATCGAGCCCCCGCGCGACGTAAGTATGCGTAACTACTACGAAAACAAGTTTCGATTTCTAACCTTCGGTAATGATCGAATATCGAAGGTTAGAACGTCGAAAATGTTCTCGACACCTCTCGACACCTCTCGACACCTTCTCGACACCACACGTAAGTATGTAATAAGTAACGATTATTTCGTGTTTTGGTGTCGAGGTGTCGAGAGTGTGGAGTTCTGGGGAAACATTGTTAGAAGTAAACAGAAAAGAGGAGACCCGTTTTCGTATTCTCTCCGCTCAACTCCACAACCTCGACACCTCGACACCATTTAAACGCAGAACGCCGAACGCGTGGGGGTTTCAGCGTGGTGTCGAGCGAGGTGTCGAGAGGTGGCGAGAAATCGTCGACACCTAAACGCGTAAATCGCGAATCGCGAAACGCACCTCCGGAGAGCTGCGCGAAGCGCTCCAGAGTGAACGCTGAGACGTGGACCGGCGAACGACGAGCTCCATCGATCCGCGTATCGCGGGAGCGCTCGACGAGCTTGTCTCAGAGAACCAGGTAGACGCGGGGGATGACCTCGAGGGGCTGCGGATCGCGGAGGCGAGGGTGGGCGCGTGCGGGCGCGTGTGCGAGGCCGGAGTGCGTGATCGCAAGAATTCGCACCTCTGCGAGCGCGTCGTCCCTCACACCATCGACAACGAGCGCGCGTGTGTGAGCGCGTCGTGTGTCGCTGAGCTCCGACGCTCACCGCTCGACCATAAGCGCCCCGTCGCCTCATCGCTCACCGTTGCCTCGTCGCGCGGGGTGTGTTATCGGTTTAACAAACACAACCAACGGAGAGACGAGGAGCCGATGACACACGTATACATCTACACCCGCAGGAGCACACCGCGACAAGAGACGAGCCTCGAGAGACAACGCGCGCAGTGTGAGACACACGCGACCGCGCAGGGGTGGCACGTCTCTCGCGTGTTCTCTGACACATGCAGCGGTCGAGTTCCCGCGGTCAAGCGCTCTGGTTTCGGTGAGCTCCTCAACGTCCTCTCAGCGGGTGACACGATCCTCGCGTCGGCGCGCGATCGCGTCGGTCGAGACGCGATGGACAACACGCTCACCGGGCGTCACATCGAGCGCGTGGGGGCGCGCCTCATCACACTCGACGCAGAGACGGACGCGTCGCCAGAGTCCGCGCTCCTCCGCTCGATGCTCGACATGGTCGCGCAGTACGAGCAAGCGCTCCTCTCTCGTCGCGTCCGCGCGACACTCAGAGCGAAGCGCGAGCGCGGAGAGCGTACAGGGACGGTCCCTCTCGGATACCGCGAGGTCGACGGACACATCGTCCCCAACGAGGAGGAGCGCGCGCAGATCGAGCGCGCCCGCGAGCTCCGCGCTCAGGGTCTCAGCTTCACGCGTCTACACGAGGCGTGTAAACGCGAGGGGATTCGTGCGCGTAGCGGATCAGCACCAAGCGGGACGACGTTACGCCGTTGGTGTACGGGGATCGAGGTGACGCGTCCCAAGCGTAAGCCACGCTCACCGAACGTGAATCCGCGCAAGCCTCATCGCGCTCGTCCTTCATTGAACGAGCTCCACCCGCAACTCGTCTACGTGATCCAAGATCTACGCGAGAAGGGGCTCTCGCTCCGCGCGATCACTGACGAGCTCACGCGTCGCGGATATCGGACGAGCAAGGGGGGCGCGTACGCTGTGAATCAGATCGCGCGAATCTTAAAGCGCGCGGATACGCGCTCCCCTATGTGCTCGAAACCCTCAAGCGCAGCAGCGCAGAGCGTCGAGCGTCAAACGTCGAGCGCTTGCGATCAGCTAAGCCTCTTTGAGTGAGAGACTGCGCCCCTCCGCAACGGGGGTTAGGATCTGACTCTAGTGTAAATGTAACAGCGGAGCGCAGCCTCGACGCCACGCTCGCACGTTTCGCGACGCGCGTCAACCCTCGAAGAAGAGCACCTCGACCTTGTGCCGTCGTAAGTATCTCGTACCCTCGCCGTCTCCGGCTTCGCCCTCCTCCTCTGGCGGGCAATAGACGCGCGTGATCCCCGCGTGATGTACGGCTTTAGCGCACATGAGACACGGGGCGCGCGTAGACACGAGCCAAGCGCCCATTGTAGCTGCGCCGTGCCTTAGAGCGTTCATCAGCGCGTTCGTCTCCGCGTGGTGGCATCCGAGCTCGCAGCGCTCGCCCGAAGCGACGCCCCGCTCCGTCCGGTGACACACGTCGCCCCCGCACAGATGCCCCCCGCCCCTCGGCGGTCCATTGTACCCGTCGGACACGATCGCCCAACTGCCAGGATGGAAGATGACCGCGCCGACTTGGGCGCGCGGGCAGGGAGACGAGCGCGCGATGAGGTGCGCGATCGCGATCCTTTGCCCGACATGTTTATCACTCATCGCTCCCTCCCTCACCGAGCAGCGCGTCGAGCGACACGGGATAGAGCGAGCGGAGAATCGAAGCGACACCCCTCGCGAGCTCCTGCGCCTCGGGTTGCGCGTGCGAGTCGAGCCGGAGCCGGAGGAAGTGAGCCCAATTTCTCAAGCTCCCGCTCATCCAGAACGTCGTCATCATGGACTGAGGGAGCACCGCGCGCGCTTGCTCTCGAGCGACCCCCGCGCTCAACATCTGCCGGTACGCGTAGAGCGCGCGCATCTGGGAGTCCTCGACGAGCGCCTCGAGCTCCTCATCCTCGATCACCTCATCCGTCGAGCATTGGAGCCTCGTGTCGTGCTGCTTGCGCAGCGAATCCATCCGGAGCAGCTCGACGCCCTCGTCCGTGTATCGGCGCGACACCTCATTGAACGCGAAAGTCCTATGACGCATCACTTGACGCGCGATGAACAGCGGGACCTTGATTCGTAATGTCGCGACGCAGTGTTCAAAAGGCGAGAGGTGCTCATGCTCGGCGAGATACCGCACGAGCCTCGCGTCCCTCTCGGGTGTCGAGTCTGCGGTGTCGTTGTCGAGCGAGACTCGAGCGGATCGCGCGGGTGTCGCATCGCTCCCCATCGAGGAGACGAGCTCAACGTAACCCTGTCCAGTGTAGAGGGAGACGCGCATCATCGCCTCCCATCGAGTCCGCGAGCGAGATACGCGATGATCACGAGCGTGATGACCGTCAACACAGTATGTTCGAGTATCGCATCGCTCACTTGATCAGCTCCTCGAGCGCGCTCAGCGTGTCGCGCGCCTCCTTCAGCTCCGCGCGGAGCTCCTCGATCTCTCGACGCGTCGCGTGCAGCTCCACCAACTCGGCGCGCGTGGCGCGGATCTCCTCGACCTCACAGCGCAGCGTGTTCACCTGAGCGATGAGCTGGAGGTCCTTATCTTCGTCGTCCGCGATCATCTGCAGCACGACCTCCAGGTCCTCGGAGTTCGTCTCGATGTTCGCGTCGCGCTTCATCTCTGCGCGTTGCGCGAGCCACTTGTTCGCGACCTTATAGAGCGCGAAGAGCCCGCCGACGGCGACGGTCCCCCAAACGCCCAATAACTGAACGAGCGTCCCGAGCTGATCGGGGGGCGGTATAATCTGATCTTCCATGTGTCGAGCCTCCTGTGTGTGTGTTACAGGGGCTCACTATACTCGCGACCGGCTCGCGCGTCTATACCTCGAGCGCGCCGATCTCGTTCTCGTAGCTGTAGACGATGGAGACGAGCACGCTCTGACCGACGAGCTCGACGCTGAAGCTCTGGAGATACGCGTGACTCGTGATCGTGACCTTGTGAAACGGCGCGTCATATTCCCCGCTCTCGTCGTCCCACGTCCAAGCGACATACGCGGGGAGCTGTGTCATCCACTCGCGCCACTCGGGGCGATCGGTGACGACCATATCGAGCGTCACAGTGTGCGCGCGCGCTGAGTAGAACTCGTACTCCGTTCGGTACTCGGTCCCGAAGGCGTGATCGAAGCTTGCATCGAGCGCGAGGATTGAGGAGCGCCGGAGCATGTGCGCCCACAGCGTAGAGTCTGCGATGTCGCTCGCGATGTTCTCGGGTGTCGTGTGCATGGTCTCAGCGCTCCATCTCGACAGGCACCGCCCACCATCCGTTAACGTCCCCCACGAGGTACGCGCGACCGTTCCACGTGACCAGGTGATAACCGTGTCCGACATCCTCGAGGAGCGTCGCGCCGAGCTCGTCGCACGCGTCCTCGATGTCCTGCGGGTCGTTCTCACCGAAGCCGACTCCGCGCCCCGCGCGGTCCCCGTTCTTGAATTGCTCGATGAGCTCGTCGTCTCGTTGATACATGACTGTCTCCGTTCGTTGTTCGTTCTTACTTGGTCTCAGCGTAGCGGGCGTCGATGCGCTTGGCAGCCTCGAGGACTCGCCCGTTTACGCGCTTGCGCCAGTCGCCCTCATGTGCCTCGCACCACGCCACCCCATGATCGACGCTCTTGAATTCGATGTGAGCGAATCCGGCGTTGACGTGTGCGTCGTAGCACCGGCCCGCCTCGCTGCGGTTGTGTCGGTCGAGCTCCGCAGCCATGTGAGCGATGAAGGCGACGCATCCAGAGCAGAAGGTCGCGACGATGAGGATCTCGCGGATCGTGTTGAGTGTTCGGTTGTTCATTGTGTTCTCCGTTCGTTGTTTCGTTGTTTCGTTTTACCGTGTTTCGAGGTCGTCCCCGACTCGTGGTAAACATATGCCACAGATCACAAAGTAACACAAGTACTTTGTTAAAAAGTTTTAACAAGACACTAGAACACCAACGAATCCGCGTACTTAGAGATCGTCGATCACGGCTCCCTCGTGCTCCTTCATGATCCTAGAGAGCAGATTATCGGCGTGAACGTGATACTCATGTAACGGATAGTGACCCCATTTAACACGCGTGACGCGGACCCCGTGCGACCGGATGTGATCGAGCGCTGCGACGTGCTCCCGCGCGAGCTCCTCGAGGTAGTCGAGGCTGTGCTGTCGTCGATCCCTCTGCTCTGCGCGCTCGTGCGCGAGCTTCACGTCCGTGTCCAGGTAGACGACGATGTCGGGCGCGGGTGTGGATTTCATCAGCTCCTCGTGTAGGTTCTCCCACATCGTATACTCGATCGCGCTGATACGACCGAGCGCCCAATTCGCGCGAGCGAAAGCGCGGTCCCCCACGATCGAGCGGTCCAGAATCACGGGTCCGTCGCTCATCAGCGCGCGCCGATGCGCGAGTCTCAGCGCGGTCGCTCTCTGCGTGAGGAGGTCAATCTGTACGAGCGCCCCCCACCTCTCCGGATTGCGCGAATACGCGCTCATGAGCGCGCTCTCTGCCTCGTCGATGACGTGACACGACGGGTAATATCGGCGCACGTATTTCGCGAGCGTCGACTTCCCCGCGCCGATATTCCCCTCGAGGGCGATGACCGGCGAGCGCGTATCGTATTCATTGAACATGTGTTAATCTCCTCTCGTGATGCTCGTCTCGGCGAGCGTAGACCAACCCACGGCGAGACGCAACGATGACACGACGCAGACGCAGAGAGTACGCCCCATACATGAGACGACGACCACCATCACGCAGCAATCGAACGAGCGACGTAAACCGCGAAGCGCAGCGCTCAGGCGCTAACGCGGAGTATCTAGTCGAGCAGATCGGCGTACACTACGAGGCTCGTTTACGAGCGCGCGTGCGTAAGAGATACGAGCCTTATAAGCGCGTCGGGGGAGCGGGTAAAAACGGGCTCTTTAAGGCGGTGAACATCGGAGCGAGTGGTCCCGATTTCGAGCTCTGGTTAGCGGACGGGCGCGCCGGTCTCCTCGAGGTCAAGTCGCGCAAAGGAAACCGCGTCACGCTGTCGTGTGTCGGCGAGGCGCAAGCGATGGACCTCACTCGTATGAGCTACTGGGGACACCTCGCGCTCGTACTTGTCCGAATCGCCGAGGCGTGGTATCTCATCGATTATCGTGCGTGGACGCATGACAAAAAACGGAGCCTCAACGCGCACGATCTAGAGGTGCAAGGCGTCCACGTGCCGTTAAACGAGCATGGGCTCCCTGATTTCCTCGCGGTACTAGATGACGCGATACGCGCAGCGGATAGGTATCTCGCGACGCGAGACGGTGATGATACGGAAGAGACGAGAGATGACGATTGAGAACCCCCAACGCGACGCGCTCGCGTCGTTTAATTTTGCGCAGAAATACGCGCGCTATTTACCAGAGCTCAAGAGGCGGGAGACGTGGAGCGAAGCGACCGCGCGCGTGATGAGCATGCACCGGACCAAGCTCGGCGAGCGCGCCGAGGAGCTGAGCGTCGAGCTCGAGGAGATCGAGCTCCTGATCAACGAGCGTCGCATCCTCGGCTCTCAGCGCTCGCTGCAGTTCGGGGGGGACGCGGTGCTCGCAAAGCACGCGCGGAGCTACAACTGCACGTCATGCTACGTGGACCACGTGGATCGATTCGCACAAGCGCTCTATCTTCTGCTCTGCGGAGCGGGCGTCGGGTACTCAGTGCAAAGGCATCACGTCGCCAAACTCCCCCCGATCCTCGACGAGGACACGCTCGCAGATAAAGCGCGCGTCGATCGGTGCATCCCCGACACGATCGAGGGATGGGCTAACGCGTTCAAGGGGCTCGTGCGGAGCTACACGGACCCCATCACACCGCTCTTTGATTTCGACTTCTCGATGATTCGCGAGAAGGGCGCGCCGATCTCGTCGTGTGGAGGCAAAGCGCCCGGCCCCGAGCCTCTCCGCATCGCGCTCGCTCGCGCTGAGACGTTGCTTAAAGAGCGCGCGGGCTCCGCTCTACGCCCCATCGACGCGAGCGACCTGATGTGCATCCTCGCGGACTGCGTGCTCGCGGGGGGCGTGCGTCGCTCTGCGCTGCTCTGCATGTTCAGCCCCGACGACGAGGAGATGATCGGATACAAGAGCGCGCCGAACTGGTGGGACGCGTATCCCTATCGCGCGCGCGCGAACATCTCCGCGATGATCCTACGCAGCGACCCCGACGCGCGCGCACACTTCGATCGCATCTTCAGGGCGACGCGCGCGTATGGTGAGCCCGCGGTGATCTGGTGCGACTCCCTCGAGGTCGCTTACAACCCGTGCGTCGAGATCGGGATGTGTCCGACGTTGATCAGGGGCCGCGACGGCGAGATCGTCGACGAGTACACGATCGACATGCTCGAGGACTCACGCCGTCACGCGTGGGAGCTCGACGGCTACAGCTACGAGACCGCGTTCCAATTCTGCAACCTCTGCGAGATCAACGCGAGCGCGTGGCGCACGATCGAGGACGCCGAGCGCGCGGTGTACCTCGCGACGATCCTCGGCATGATCCAAGCGACCTACACGGGGACCGACGGCGACTATCTCGCAGACACAGCGACGCGCGCGATCCTCGAGCGCGAGTGTTTGCTCGGCGTCTCTCTGACGGGTCTCGGCTCCGCTCCAGATTGGGCGCGCGAGTCTCACCTGCTCGAGCACCTGAGCACGATCGCGCGACGCACCGCCGAGCAGTCGTGGGAGCGCGTCGGGCTCCCGAAAGCGCCCGCGCGAGTCACCTGCGTCAAGCCGTCGGGTAACGCTGCGGTTAACCTCGGATGCGCGAGCGGTGTTCATCCGGAGCACTCGCGACGCTACATCCGACGGGTACAGGTCCCCGCGAGCTCTCCGATCGTTCAAGCGTTCGCCTCTGCGAACCCCCAAGCGGTCGAGCGCTCTGTGTGGAGCGCGTCGGGCGAGGACCTCTGTCTCGCGTTCGCGATCACCGCACCCGAGGACGCGCTGACACGGGATGACCTCAGCGCGACGGAGTTCCTCTCGTGGGTTAAGCAGGTGCAAGGGACGTGGGTTAAGCGTGGCACGCTGCGCTCGAACAGCGTCGAGGGGCTCACACACAACGTCTCGAACACATGCACCGTGAGCGCGGACGAGTGGGATGAGGTCGCGGAGACGCTGTTAAATGGTCGCGCCGAGTTCGGGGGCGTGTCGTTGCTCGGCGCGAGTGGTGATTACGACTACCCTCAAGCCCCGTTTCAAGCGATCCGCTTCCCCCACGAGATCGCGGAGGACGACCCACACCGCGAGGCGAAGATCGAAGCGTATAACTACTTCTGTCAACTCGAGGCGCAGTACACGCCGATCGACTACAGCGCGGTCATCGAGGACGACGACAACACGACCATGATGCTCGAGCCGTCATGCCCTGGCGGTGCGTGCGAGATCTAGTCGTCCGCACACTCCGCGCGCTCGTCGTCTAGGTCATAGTGCGCTTGAATGACGTCGAGGAGACGATAGTGATCGACGACCTCGTCGTGAGCCTTAGACATCAAGCGTACGACGGCTCGACCATAAGCGCCCCCTCGACCTCTGCAGCTCCCCCGCGTCCCCCCGTTGTACATCGCGAGCGCCGAGCAGAGGTCCGGCGCTTTCGCGTCGACGTATCTGAGATATCGAATCGCTGCCCCGATGTGATCACAGCGACGGATCTCCTCTCGTGTCGCATACAGCGAGGGGTCGAAGCTCGGCGCGCCCGTCCTGATCGAGTGAGCCGAGCACCACGTCTTCAACGCGACGGGGGTCATCTGCATCACCCCGACGGCGCCCCTCGAGGACTTCGCGGTCGGGTCGAACTTTGACTCGTAGGCGCCGACCGCGATCGCGATGAGCGGGTCGAGCTCCTCCTGCTCGGCTCGGTGAGCGATCGAGACGCAGCGCCCGACGCGCCCCTCCATGATGCGCGTGTACTTCGCTCTATAGCTCGGAGAGGCTCCGGCGGGTAGGAGGCTCATGAGCGCGGTGAAGCACCAGAGCGCGAGGTCGATCTTCGGAGTCAAGCAAGGCATCTTAATATCCTGTGGTACGATGGTTAAAACAGCGCAACGCATAGCACGAGGAGCGCACGATGTCACGCCCATTACTACCCGCGTCAGCGATCGAGCGACGAGCGCTCAGCTCGGTGTCGCCCGTGTTTTACGATACGTACTATTGCGGGATGCGTTACGCGTCGCACCGCTCGAACTGGTTCGATCAACTCGATCGAACGTGGGAAGGTGCGCGCGAACAGGGAGACAAGGGACGGCAGCTCGTACTCGCGCCACGCGACCACGGCAAAACCGAGGCTGCCATCACTTACGCAGTACGCGCGATCTGCTTGAATCGAGACGTCCGTATCCTCTGGATCTGCGAGAGCGCGTCGCAGGCTGAGAAGCGCATGAGGCGCGTCAAAGCGCTGCTACGATCGGAGCGCATCGTCGCGGATTGGGCGAGCGATCCCGCGCGCGGTTGCACCCCGTTCGAGTCTGAGGAGACGCCGTGGACACAGACGCAAGTGTATGTCCCGCGCAAGCTCGAGAGCGTCGATCCTACGATCACGGCGATCGGTAGCGGGGGCGCTGTGACCGGAGCTCACTTCGACCTCATCCTCGCGGATGACTTGGAGAGTGACATGAGTTGTCACACGAGCGCGCAGCGAGCGAAGACCAAAAGATGGTTTAAAGCGACGGTGCTCCCGATGTTGTCGCGTGGGGGTTTGATCGCGGTCATCGGGACGCGTAAACATTACGACGATTTGTACGGGGACATGATCAATGATCCCTCGTGGGCGCTGATCGAGGACCCCGCGGTCGCGCAGATGCCGGAGAGCTACGCGTACGAGACCGAGACGCGCGACGGGCGCGAGGTGATCTGCGGTGTCTCTATACAAGGAGAGGCGCGCGTGCTGTGGCCCGAAGAGAGACCGATCGAGTACCTCCTGCGAGAGCGTCGCTCGATGGGCGCGCAGCTCTTCGCGCGTGAGTTTCAGCACCAAGTGCAGGACGACAGCGCGAGCGCGTTTCGGTTCGAGTGGTTGAGCGACGCGAAGGCTCGAGGCTCCGAGCTCTCGATGTACGAGATCCCGCCATACGTAGAGCGCCTCGAGATCGTGCAAGGTTGGGACTTCTCGCTCGTCCAATCAGTACGCGACGCGGAAGCGCGAGACACGGATTACACGGTCGGGACGACGTGGGCGCGCGACTTGGACACCGGCGATCACTACCTCCTCGGGATGTTTAGACGGCGAGGGCTCACGCCCGCGCAGCTCCGCACCGCTGTGATCGAGGAGTTCAACCGCTTCAGGGGGCGCGTCTCGAGTATCGCGGTCGAGCGTAACGCGTTCGGCGAGATGCACTACGTCGGGCTCCGGCAATCGACGGACCTCCCGATCGTGCCACACCTGACCACGGGCGCGAAAAAAGCGGACCCGTGGAGCGGTGTCGCGTCGCTCTCGGTGCTCTTTGAAAACGGGAAAGTCATCCTCCCGAGTCGCACCGAGCACGATCGCCGAATGATCGAGCCTTTGATCTCGGAGCTCTGGGGGCTCGGCAGAGAGAAACATGACGACACGGTCCTCTCGCTGTGGATCGCTCACAGCGTGTTACGGCGGGACCGCTTCGCGCATAGTTATGTCGACTCGACGGGCGCGATTTACGACGAACGGGGTGACGTGCTCAACGCGGACGAGGCGGACGACGGGCTCGATATCTGGTGGGGCGAGGCGCTTCAGGGCAATTACACGACACACTAGCGCGTGTGTTATACTACGCGCGAGGAGGACTCATCGATGAGCACATACAAAACAATCTCGATCGAGCGGACGGGCGACGGCTCTGTTACGTTCGATCACAGCGTCACGAAATGGCGCATGGACAGCTACCCCGCGAACGCGCAAGTCAGCGTCGAGGACTTACCCGTCGGCGCGACGTTCAACGTAGACATTAGACCCGCGGGTCACATCGAGTTTAAGCGCCACATCACGGACGCGACGCCCGACGACCTCGTCATGCTGTCGGGTAAGGAGGCGCCGTTGTTCTCGGCGATCCGCGTCACCGTCGCGACCACGGGGGGCGCGACCATCACCGCACACGTCACACTCTGGGAGCGAGGTATCTAAATGAGCGTAATCTATACACAAGGCGGGGGAGCTGCGAGCGTCCCCGACGCGACGACCACGACGAGCGGGAAGGTCAGACTCGCGACGATCGCAGAGGCGGGGGGCACGAGCGAGGCGATCGCGGTCACGCCCGCGGGACTGCAAGCCGAGATCTCAAGCCTCGCGAACGGTCTGATTTATCGCGGGTCGATCGACGTCGCGAACTTCGGGACGACGCTCGCGAACGCTGAGCTCGGCGACTACTACAAGATCTCGACCGGTGGGACGAGCGGGGGCGTCGTCTACAGCGTGGGCGACTCGATCATCGTTAACGCCGATATGGGCGGGACGTTCAGCGACGCGAAGCTCGACAGGATCGACAACGTCGACCCCTCAACGAGCGACGAGATCACCGGAAATCACAACGCGACGAACTACACCGCGACGAACAGCGACACGCTTACGACTCACCTGAGCGGGCTCGACGCGAAGCTCGGGACGCTCGCGACTGTCGCGACCTCTGGCGCATACGCGGATCTCTCAGGGACCCCAACGCTCGCGACCGTCGCTACGAGCGGAGACTACAACGATCTCTTGAACGCTCCCGCGCTCGCGACTGTGGCGACGAGCGGAGACTACAACGATCTCTTGAACGCTCCCGCGCTCGCGACCGTCGCGACCTCTGGCGCATATGCGGACCTCTCAGGGACTCCGACGCTCGCGACCGTCGCGACCTCCGGAGACTACAACGATCTCGCGAACAAGCCGAGCGCGAACGATCTCAACGCAGATCACGCGACGCCTACGAACTACACAGCGGGGGACGTTAATATCGACGATCACCTCGTCGGCATCGATAACGCGCTCGGTCTCCTCGCCCCGCTCGCGTCCCCCACGTTCTCGGGCGTTCCCGAGGCTCCCACAGCGACCGCGGGGACGAACACGCAACAGATCGCGACGACCGCGTTTGTCTCCGCTGCTGTCGTCGCTGCGGGTGGGCTCTCGAACATCGTCGAGGACACATCCCCACAGCTCGGGAACCCGCTCGACGTGAATGGTCACGCGATCACCTCGGCGACCGGATCGAATGGGGACGTCACGCTCGACCCCGACGGGACGGGGGACATCGCGATCGGCGCGGACCTCATCCCCGACGCCGACGGGACGCACACCATCGGCTCAGAGTCTGCGCGCTACGTGTCAACTTATTCGGACCTTAACGGCGCGATCAGATTCAAGGCGAAGAACGACCAGGGCGTCGCGATCAACAAGGGGGACGTCGTCTACATCCACAGCGTCTCGGGTGACGTCCCCACCGTGAAGCTCGCGCAGGCGAACAGCGCCTCCACGATGCCCGCGTTTGGTCTCGCTGCGAGTGGCGCCAACGACCAAGCCGAGGTCCAGATCATCTCGTTTGGGAATCTGACGGAGTACGACACGACGACGCTCTCGCTCAGCGTGGGCGATACGCTCTACGTCTCAGCGACGAACGCGGGGGAGCTCACGAACACAGCGCCCGCGGGCGAGGCGAACTTGATCCAAAACATCGGGCGCGTCGTTCGCGCGAGCGCGACCGAAGGGATCATCAAAGTCGGCGGGGCGGGACGTAGCGCAGCGACTCCGAACCTCAACGACGGCAAGATCTTCTTGGGCGACTCGAATAATCGAAGCGTGCCGACGGCTTTAAGTTCGATCGCTCTGAGCTCGTTTAATGACGATCTCTCGTATCAACCTCTCGACTCTGGACTCACGTCGATCGCGGGCTTGACGACGTCGGGCGACGAGATCATCTACACCGACGGCGCGGACTCCTACACGACCGCGTCGATCACGGCAGCGGGTCGCGCGTTGCTCGACGACGCCGACGCAGCAGCTCAGCGCACGACGCTCGGTCTCGCGACGGTCGCGTCGTCGGGCGCGTACTCGGATCTCTCAGGGACTCCGAGCGCGGACGACTTACTCGCGGATCACACAGCCGTGAACTACACCGCCTCGAACGCGAATATCGACGGACACCTCGCGGGCATCGACTCCGCGCTCGCGTCGGTCGGGGGCTCAACGAATCCCAACATCTACGCGACCACGAGCAGCTCGTACTCGCCATCAGCGAGCGACGCGCCAGACTTAAACGTGTGGTACGGCGCGAGCAGTACGGGGAACTTTACGCTCACGCTCCCCTCGATCCTCTCGGTGCTCACGGGGACCGGAGCGACAGGGAGTGTCGTCGAGACGTTCGAGATGTGGGTCGGGCGCGCGGTCGATGGTGATATCATCATCAACGCGACGGACGGGATCGACGGCATCGGGGGTGCGAGTAACACGAACGTTACGACGCTCACAGTCTCGGCGGGGCAGTGGATCAAGATCGTCGGTTGGAAGAGCTCAGCGACTAACGGGAAATACTTAATCGGAGACCCGCAGAGCGCGCCCGTCGATTCGGTGAACGGCGCGACGGGTCCCGTGGTTCTCAGCGCGGACGACCTCAACGCAGATCACGCGACGCCCTCGAACTACACAGCAGCGGACGTTAATGTCGACGATCACCTCATCGGCATTGACACGGCGCTCGGCTTACGTCTCCAGAACTTGAGCGAGGACGCCTCCCCGCAGCTCGGCGCGAACCTCGATCTCAACGGTCACGATATTGTCACGACGTCGAACGCGAACCTCGAGCTCGCGCCCGATGGGACGGGCGTCGTCAACATCCTCGGGAACACGACCGGCGGGAACAATCAGGGCGCGATCCGTCTCAACTGCGAGCAGAACTCACACCACGTCACGATCAAGAGCCCGACTCATACGGCGCTTAGTACGGGGGGCTCGTACTCGCTCACGCTCCCCGTAAACGACGGCAACGCGAACGACGTGCTCCAGACCGACGGCTCGGGCGTCCTCTCATGGGTCGCTCAATCCGGAGGAGGGGGAAGCGCTCACGCGACAGTCTCGCCCCTCACCCTGAGCGCAGATTATACGATTAGCGCTCCAAGCGCTGCGCGGATCGTCTACATCTTCACGTCGTCCGCGGATCGTGTCGTGAACCTCCCCGCAGCGTCGAGCGTGACGAGCGGGACCTTGATCGACATTAAGTCGGTCTCGAACGTCACGTTCACGATCACGCCGAACACGGGCGACAGCCTCGACACGGTCGTGAACGGGACGCTCGCGATGAACGTGCAATACTCAAGTGTTACGCTCGTATGTGATACGACGAACGACGCGTGGTACATCGTATGAGTTATCTACCTGCTAGAGCTGCTGAGCTCATAGTCACAGAGTACACCATCACATCTCAGTCAATCGCGTATCTCGATGATGTCTCATGGGACGCGACGACAAAGCGGTCCACATCGAGCACACAGCGCCACACGGTGAGCGGCGTGAACATTACGCTTGATGGGCCGGGTAGCTTTTGGCTGATCGCGTCACCCGACACAACGAGAGCAGCGTCGGGCGATTTCTTCAAGCTCGAGTTCTGTCAGAACGGGGTCGCGATCACTGATCAGAGTCCGATCACGTGGAACTCAACAGCTGCGACTTACAACCTGACAGGCTTCATCTGTGTGAATGTTCCCGTCAACGGTAGTCAACAGCTTACTCTGAGAAACACGCACAACGGGGCAACGTTCACCGCGAACCCCGCGTTTACTCTTCAGATTTTGGAGGCTTATTGAGATGAGTTATTCACCATCCAGCGCGATCGTGATGCGTATCAACAACGCTACGACGAGTGTTGGGAGCAATCAGACAGTCGACCTAGATTTAGGGCGCTCAGTCGTCGGCGCGAGCCGATACGAAAACAAGGATCTGACGAGCGTGAACGGTCATGGTTTCATCGCGTTGTGTGATGTGATCTATAGTGGTTCTGGAAACGCCATTCAGTTCGCGTCGGCTTTCGCTGGTTCGTCGGGGTCGGTGGACAAATCACGACAGGTTCCGTTAAGCTCAACGTCTAGCGTGATTGCACGTGATGAGTTTTGGGGGAGAGGCTCAGGACTGAGCCCGCAGGGGCAGGGGCTCAGCTTGACAAATTGCACTGTGAATATTGGTGATTGCGTCTTGGGGGCTGTGATCCATGACTAATCTATCAGCGAATACAACCCACTGCGACAATGTAGCGACAGACATTCTAGTGTGTAACACGGGCGCCGTCAGCGTTGGAATGGTCATCGGAACGAGTGTCGCTCCATCGATGACCGGTCTGTCGCTGAGCTCTAATAAGCTCGTGATATCAAGCGGTTACTCGTGGATGCTTGAGTGTCACCTAACTGTCTACTCGACGTCTCAAAGCGGGGGCTATACTGCTCAATGGTATAACGAAACAGACTCTGCATATGTGGGGCAGGAGGCCGTTTGCGCTAGGCATGGAAGCGGTCTCCGAAACGAACTACGCCAAACACGCAAAGTGACGCGCGCGCTAATCCTCGCGAGTGACTTTGGGGCTAACTCAACGCTGACAGTGTATCCCCGCGTAACGGCTGAGGTGGGGGTCGCGAATCTCTCATTATCTGCGACCTATGGAGAGCCCTGCATCAAGATCGTGAGGATCGGATGATTACAACACTCGAAACACTCCGCGCGTTGTTCAGCGCGCGACGAAGCGAGCTCCTCTGGGGCGGGGCGGGCGTGCTCGCGTTCTCTCTGCTCCTCGGCGCTTATTTGGTGGGCGTTCGTCAGGGCGTCAACGCTCAGCGCGTCATCTGCGCGGAGCAGCGCGAGCCGTTGCTTGAAGAGGTCCGGAAGCTCACGAAGCAACGCGACGAGCTGAGCGGACAACTCACGAGAGCGCGCGCGCAGGGTGCAGCGGATTGCGCGATCGACTGCGAGAGCGTCTGCGCGCAAGAGGTCGCCGACGCGCTGAGCGACGCGGGCGCGTGGGGATGCGTGTCACCATGATCGCGCAGCTCCTCTCGCTTACGCTGATACTCCAACCGGCGACGCCCCTCCTCGTGATCGACCTCGGGTACGAGATCGAGCCGATCACCGCGACGCGCCTCAAGCTCAGCGAGCCCGCGCCGAGCGACGGGGCGTTCATCTCTCCGCGCGACTGGGTTCGGATCCGCTCAGCGTTGAGGACCTCGCGCTCTGTGTGTCAGTGGGCGATCAACGAGACGCTCGACGAGTGTATCCGCGGACTCGAGAGAGACCGCGAGCTCATACACGCTGAGCGCTCGACGCTCCTCGAGGTCGCTGACACCTACGCGCTAAGACTCCAGGACACCGAGAGCGCATTGAATGACGCGCTCACGTTGAACACCGAGCTCGAAGCGGAGCGCGACTTGTACATGTGGGCGACGATCGGCGTGCTCGGGTCGGCGACGATCATCATCGTCGGCTCGCTGTTGATGAAGGAGACGACACGATGAACGAGTTAACCATCACACAGCTCACCGGACTCGTCGGGATCGCGTATTCGCTCTGGCAGATCAGCGGAGCGCGCGCGTCTCACGCTGCGGAGATCGCCGAGCTCCGCACTAAGGTCTCCGCGCTAGAGAGCGGAGCGGGTGACACCGCGCGCACGCTCACGCGCATCGAGGAGAACGTCACCAAGATCTCGACGACGCTCGCTCGACTCGAGGAGCGCTTAACCGCGCTCGACCGTAAGATCGAGAACCGTTAACTCACCCCCACGGGATGAGGCGACCGCGCTCGTCATACTTGGGCTCAGCGCCCTTGAGCCAACGCGTCGCGAGCGCGGGCGTCGCGGACGCGGGGACGTTGGGTGTACACACCATCATCTCGCGCTCCATGATCTCGCGCACGCGCATCGCTGCCTCGTGCGCGCGCTCCTTCGGGGACTCGACGAGCACCTCATCATGAATGAACGCGACCGGACGACACCCGAACAGCGGAGACTCTGGATCGGTCCAACACTCGCGAGCGAGCTCGAAGAGAGCGCGCTTCGCGCCGTCCGCAGCCATACCTTGAAACGGCATATTCGCGGACTCCGTATAACTCGGATTCCCGCGGATGCGTTGCGACGATGGACAGATCACGCGCCCGTCGTTGTGCGCGCGCTCCGCTTCCTTGAACCACGGCCTCATCTTGTACGTCGAGATCCAGGTGTCGCGTAAGTCGCTCGCTTCCTCTTCGCTCAGCTTGACGCCGTACCCTCGCGCGTAGTTGATGAACGCGCTCGCGCCCATGCCTCCCGCGTATCCGAAGTTCGCGGGCTTGGCTCGTTGCCTCATGCCCTTCGCCTCGACATCACCCTCCGCGACGCGCTTAAGCATCTCCTCGTACTCGATCCCGAGGATCCGCGCGCCTAAATACGAGTGTGGGTCGAACTGCGGATCCTGCGCATACATCTCGCCGAGCGGTGAGTGTTCGCCGGTCACGTAGAGATAACACTCGGCGAGCGTCCTCATCTCCGCTGCATCGTAGTCGCAGAGAATGAACACGTTACCCTCGCGCGGGATGAAGCAGTCGCGGATCCCCCCACGTCGCGGGAGGTTCTGTAAGTTCGGGCGCTTGCACGACGTTCGCCCCGTCCTCATCAGCACGCTATACTCCGCGCGCAGGATCCCGCCGTAGTGCTTCGCGCTCTCGAGCTCTCCGACGTATGTCGAGCCGAGCTTCACCGCGCGACGGTACTGATCGAGGAGCGCGAGATCCGGATCACCCGTCGCGAGGAGCGCGTCGCGTGATGTGCTGACCTCTCCGCTCGAGGTCTTGGGGACCTCGTCGCCCCGCGTCGAGAGGATGAGGTCAATCTTATCCTTGATGAGCGCGGTGTTCGCTTTACCTTTTACGTCGAGTAGACCGACGCGACGAAGCTGAGTCTTGAGCTCCTCGACCTCGGCGTCGATCGCAGCGCGGACCCCTCCGACCGCGTCTGGATCGACGCGCATCCCCTCCGCGCCGATCAAGCCGAGCGCGAAATCAGCGCGCACCTGAGCACACTCGTCGAGGAGCTCCTCGCTCGGGATCGCTTGCGCTTGTGCGTGGAACACGAGCCCCGTCAAGAGCGCGTCTTGTGTAGCGTAGTTGATCGCCTGGTCGCCCCACTCCTCGAGCGGAGTGTCGGCGAGCTCGTCATACGTGTATCGGACGCCCCCCCTCTTCGATTCTCGGATGTCGAGTTGATAGTATTTGAACGCGAGCCCGCCGAGGCTCAGCTTCGCGCCGACGCTCTGTCCGTCCTCGTCGAGGATCACGCCGTCCCCCGTTCCCCCTCTCGCGATCTTGTGTAGCTTCTCGCGGATCCGCGTGTCATGAACGCGCCCCTCGTCTAACGCCGTGAACATGATCGGCATCAACGAGGGGAACGTGCGCGCGATCACGCAGAGGTCAAAGCGCGCGTTATGTAAGATCACCGTGTGTCCCAAGAACGCGCGCTCCAGATACGCGCGAGCGTCCTCTCCGCGCATCACACCCGCGCGCCATTCAGCGCCGACGAGCTCCGCGTAACTGAGGCACACGAACGGCGGGACATTCCTACCCTTGATCAAATAGGTCTCTGTATCAATTGCGATTAGCATCGCTCTCTCCTGTCTCGTAGATAAACGAAACCCCCGACCGGTGTTGACGATCGAGGGCGTCGTTTGCTAGTTCAGAACCCAACGGAGAGAGTTCTCGCGTTGAGTATCACGTCTAGCGTCGTCAGTCAACGATTAAAACGGTACGTCAGCGCCGTCGTCGTCGCTCGCGTCATCACCCTCGCTCACGTTCCAGTTGTTACCGGACGGAGCGGTCTCTTCGGTCTCAGGCTCGTCGCCTCGGTTGAGCTCCTCGGGTCCAGCGAGGAACGAGTAGTCGAGGTACTCCGCGCCATTTTTAGAGGTCTTCTTTTTGACGACGACCTTGATGACCGCGCCGACGCACAGCCCCTCGCGAAACGCCTTGTTTACGATGTCAGCGGTGACGAGGTGTCTCGCCTCGGCGGGGAGCGTTGCAGCGACGATCGATTTCAGTTGCGAGAGATTCCTCTGCACCTTCCAACGGTCGACCCCTGAGAGTTGGAAGAGGTGCTTAACCAGCGTCTCGGGCGCGTGGTAGTCGGACGAGACGATCTGCGCCTCGAGGATCACGAGATTGTTCCCCGTGTTTTTCGAGGTGATCGCGGGGACTCCCTCGATCCGGATGAGGTGCGTCCCCGCCTCCATGAAATCGCGGTCCACGCGGTCGAACTCCGCGTTCGCGATGTCGTCTGAATACTGTCCAATGTCAAAAGTCATGTTGACTCCTTGTGTCTTTGATCGTGCGATCGTTGTTTCGTGTTGCCCCGCGAAACGAGCGAGGATCCTCACAGTAAGACACCCCGCTCGAGGTGTCAAGATACAATGTTAAAAAAGTTTAACGCGCTTCATCGGCGTAGATTAAGCGCTGCTCTTGTCCCGTCGTGTCGACGATGTACTGCGCGTCTTTCCTCGCTTTGTTGAGCGCGCGACCGAACAGCCCGTGACGATACACGGTCACGCTCACGGAGTCGGCGAGCTGTCCGTGTCGGTGTGTGCGCGCGATCATCTGCTCCCATCGCGCCGGATGCGAGAGGGGATGCGCGACGATCTGAGAGCGCCACGCTTGGAGATTCTTCCCCGTACCATGTGACGCGATCGACATGATACACGGGTGAGCGGTGTGTCGATTAGCGTCGAGCTGCGCGCTCGCCTCGCTCCCGCTCCCGTACATCGCCCACCCTGTCAAATCGTGTAGTTTGCGCGCGACCTCTTGCAACTGCACCCAGATGATCGGCGGGTCCTTCTGAGCACGAGCCCACGCGACGACGTCCTCGACCCACGACGTATCAACCCATATCGCGCGCGTCATCGGTGGCTCTCGATCCCTCACAGCGTCCCACGCATCAAGCGCGTCGCGCGCACGCTGATCTCTGTACGCTCCGCTCCTCAAGTCACGCTTTAAGAGCGCTTCGGAGTCATAGCGACCGACGTCCAGAATACGCCGAGCCGTCGAGCCCCAACCGCGCCGAGCTTCGACCCATTGATAATCGGGAGCGCGGTCTCCCCAATCCCATATGTACACGCAACCCATAGCGAGCTGAGCCCACACGCGCGAGTAGATCGCATCCTTCGGGCTCCACAGATCCGAGCTACGCAGCATGAGCTCGACGGTCTCCTCATCAAGCGCGTCGTGTGTCGCGCTCACGACGTTCTGATCTGCTAGCAGACGCACGAGCGCCGAGCGCAGCCTCTTCGATTGTTTGTATCTGCGCGTCTCGATAACGAGGGAGGACGCGACGCGCTGATCACTCGAGATCACGACCCCCCGCGATCGACGGAGCCGGACGTGTAAGCGATCCTCGAGCGTGTCACCTGGAGGGAGCGCGCTGTCGACATATTCGCTCATCTGTTTCGTCGCGTCGCCGTCCTCGATCACGCGAGCGAACATGTCGATCATGCTGTTGTGTCGAGGGAGGGGGGACCACACGCGGAGCGCCCAATTCATCACATGAGCGTAGTCGCGCAGACTGCGAGAGACGAGCGTCCCGCTCAGCGCGCAGAGCTTCGCGCGACTCGCTCGGATGTACGACTCGAGGCGTCTCACGCGCGCGCTCTTGAGGTTCCTTAACGCGTGAGCCTCGTCGCAGATGATCAGGTCGGGCGCGAGCTCCTCGAGACGCGCGCGTTGACTCGGTGAGCTTAACCCCTCGTAGCTCATGACCTCGACGGGGATGAGTCGCCAATGCTGCGCGTAGTCGCGTTGGTCGCTCGCGTTCTGCGCGCGCATCGCTGCGGGGAGTAGTAACAGCGGACGCTCCGCGCCGAGCACGAGGGGCAATAAGAGAGACGTTAAGGTCTTGCCCGATCCACACCCCGCGAGCGCGACGAGACCGTCTCCGCGTATCGCTTGCACGAGCATCGCAGCTTGAAGCGGTCTTAGTGTCTGCGTCGGTGCATCTGGATCGCGCGCGTATAATCGCGTCAACTGATCGACGTACTCCTCGCCCGTGACCTCGACGTCGAGGGGGAGCTCCCTCAGTCGGCGAACGTCCTCCGGTTCACTCATAGACGACGGATAATCACGTCCGCGAGCTCAGAGAGCGGAGAGACGAGTCGCTCGTACTCCTGACACAGCGGATCGAGATAAAGCGCGCTCACGTCGTTAGGCCACCCCGCCGAGGTGATCGCGCCAGAGTACGCAGCCCACCCTCGACCGTAATCGACGAGTCCCAAGTGTGGCACCTTGAACTCGGCGCAGAGCTTAGCGTTGATCGTTGTGAACGCCTCGACCGCGTTCGTCGGTGGATTCGACGCTCCTTTAATAGGCGTGCATCCGATGTACAGAATACGCGTCTTAGGGGCTCCGCTCTTTGGAGCGGGTGTCGTCGGCTTCGTTGTCTTAGGCTTCGGGGTCTTTGGTGCTGTGGGCTCGGCGAGTCCGAGCTGTGCGAGTCGCTCTGCTGGTGTCATGTCGTTCTCCGTTTCGTTGTTCTCTGTTTGTGGGGGTCGTTGTTTGTCGGCGTGGAAGCATTCCCCCGCGTAGGGGCAACCGCCGTATTTATCGCATGAGTCGTATGAGGGGGGCGCGTCCGCTGCGCTCTGTGCGTGTGAGACCTCGATCATCTCCTCGATAGTCGCGCGGATCTGCGCCCACTGTGTCTCGACGTGGTCGCGTGTTACCTTCGAGTCTACGCGCTTACTCCAGGGCGCTCCGCGCGTCCCGTAATAGACGTGTGTTAAAGTGACCTCGTCCACGTCGGGCGCGTGATCGAGGTACGCTTTCGCGTAGAGTGCGAGCTGCACGTCATGAGCCAGCTCGCGCGCTGTCTTCGTGTAGCGCTTATTTGAGCTCGTCTTGTGGTCCAATATCATCGCGGGCTCGTAGGGGTAGAGCGCATCGATGAACCCGACCACCCTGACGGGCGAGTCGTTGATCGGGATACGCTCGGCGAGACTCAACTCGATCTCGACGTGTCGATCCGTGGGGACGTGGTGCGCTCCGCTCTTCGCGATCTCTCCGGCGAGCGTCGCGCTGAACTCTTTCCCGTCCCGTAACCACGCCTCGAGCTCCGCGTGTACCTGACCGCCGAGCTCCGTCGCAGCGGTAGACGGCGAGGGGAGTTTCACGACCTTCTGTAAGTACCATTTACGCGGACAATCGCGGAACGTCTTTATCTGAGACGCGCTAACATGTGGGATCATGCGGGCGACTCTTCCTCGAACTTGACGCGCGCGAGATACGCGTCACGGCAATCCATCGCGCGACCGTAGAGTGCTGAGAGGATCGCTTTCGCGCTCGCTGTACGCGTCCCGCTGTGCGCTTGTGGTACGCTCGGGGCGTCGCTCGATGGGGTCGTGAGCGGGTGAGCGTCGCTCCAATAGCCCGCCCAATGCCCATCGCGCTCGAGCACGCGGTCCGCTTTCGGCGCGTCGACTTTCTTCGGGCGTGTGATCTGGTTCTTCCGCGCGATGACTCCGACCTTCGCGCTCGTCCATTTCCTCCCGTTCGGCGGGGGGACGTTCTCACGATTCAGCCGGTCGGCGATCGCTTGTTGTGTCGCCTTGACCGCAAACTCCGCGCGGATGATCTCGATCGCGCGCGGGTGATCCGTCGAGTCGAGGGGGATGAGAGGGGGCGCTTCAATGCGCTCAATATCGTCGCTCATAGTGCTCCGTAATGCGTCCGTGAGTTGTTGAGTGATCCCGCCATCAGCCCCGCCATCGATCGCGCTCATGTACTCGCAAGGAATACGATCGCGCGCGCACATGTCCTCGCGTAAAAACGAGCATCGGCGAGTGAGTGGTTCATAATGCGGACGCTCCTCGACGAGTCGCGCGTCGACCTCATACGCCGAACCCTGATCGCACGCGCTCGTCCAGTTGATCACGGGTAACGGCTCGCCTCTCGGCTTCGGGGGAGGGGGCGTCGTCGGCGTCGTGGGAGGCGTCCCCCACGGGTCCGGCTTCGGCGGTGGTGGAGGTGGCTCGCTCCCGTCGACCGCGCTGAGCTTGTATTTCAGCGTTCCCCCGCTCTTCTTCGCGTTGAGGCGATACCCCGCGCTGACTTGGTCGCGTCGTTGCGAGACTAAGAGCGACACACTGCGGAGCGTACATCGATACATCCCCTCGCCGATACCGGCGAGCGGTGAGTCGGGCTCGTCCTCCATCGCGGAAGTGATCGCGCGGAACAGGTCGCGAGAGGTCCAACTCTCCGAGCCACGTCGCGACGCTTGCCAATCCGCGAGGATCGAGAAGAGCTCCGTTCGATCGTCCTCTCGTGCGACGTCGACCTCCTCGCGTGACAGCGCGACCACGTCCTGAGCTTCACCGTGAGCGAGCCCAGAGATCCACATGAGAGGGTCGCGCACGATCTCAGCCCATCGCTCATATGATCCGAACGGTCGAGCCTCGTCGAGGATCGCGCGACGCTCAGCCTCGGGAGCCGACCGCCACGCTCGCAGGATCTCGAGGATCGCGCACCACGTATCGGTAACACGCGACCGCGCGGTCGCGAGGAGGTCCGCGTGCCTGAACCCGCGTCGCTGTTCAGGGTGCTCAAGATCGGTCACGAGACGAATCATGATCGCGCGCCGGTCGGTGTCACCGCTCAGCGTCGCGTTGTTTCCGGTCGCGCCGATGAATACGCGGTTCGGAGCGACGCGGGTATCAGTTATACCTAAAGGGCGATAGGTGTGTAGAGGGGACGTGAGGAACGCGTCGAGCGTCGCTCCCCCGATACGGCTCGCGACATTATCCGCGATGAAGATATCCGAGTCACTGTGGACCAACGAGTCGAGGACCTTCTTAAGCTCCTCCTCACGCGACGGGAGTGACGCGAGAGGGGGCGTCGTACCATACACGCTCGCGGTCGCTGCGCTGATCAATTTCGTTTTCCCGACGCCCTTATTGTTCGCTGAGACGAACACCATCGGCGCGACGTCCATCGAGCGACGAAGCGCGACAGTAAACGCGATCGACGCGCCGAGGACCTGGTGCGCTCGATCTCTCCACGGGAAATCGTGATAAATATCAATGAGCCTCATGTACGCGTTTATCGCTCGGCTCGGTGACGCGGGGCGATCGTACACGCGACGCAGCTGAGCGAGGTCCAACTGCGGACACGGCAGGAAATAAGACCGCGTCACCTCGCAGTAACCCTCGCTGAACCTCGTCGGCTCGAGCGTCTCAGGATCGAGCGGGGGGAGCGTCGTACACGTCTCACACAGCGGGAGCTCGTCAGCGATCGCGACTAGGTGGATCTTGACCATACGCTCAGGGACCGAGGTTCGGCGCGTCTCTCCCTCTCGCGTGATCGCGCTCCATCGCCCGACGCGATTCAAGAGCCCCGTGAGATCCGCGACGCTCCAGACCTTCCACCGCGCGCCTCCGTGGATGTCGCGCTCGACGGTCGCGACGTTATCGTGACGCCTAAAGATCCGATTCGGGAACGCCGTCTCGAGGAGCTCGACCGCTTGCTCGACGAATCGCCAGTGATCATTCGGGTCGTACACGTAGTCGAGCTCGTCACGCCCGACACACTCGCGCCACTCGTCCGCGTGTCGTTGTTGGATGTACGCGCGCCACCCTCCGGACTCGCTGAACACTTGTCGACATGAGTTGTGCAGACAGTGAAGCACGTACCCGCCGTCGTCCTCGGTCGCGTGTAGGATCGTCGACGACTCATTCTCGGAGCTGTGGAGATGCTCAAGCGGACACTGCGCGAGGTACGCGGGGGCGCCGTTGATGTGCTTAAACTCGCCTCTCATCCATCCGAGGCGCTCGAACAATCGAGGGAGCGCGTCACCGCTCACAGCGTCACGGCGAGACGTTGAGCGCGTGAGCGCGCCGACCACGACCGCGAGGTCCGCAGCGTCGAGCGTATACGCGCCCACGTTACGCGGGATAAAGAGCTCGCCTCTCTGATCCTCGTCGTCTCGCCTTACGTATGGCATACGCATTAATCGAGAGGCGTCCTTACAAGCGAGATCCCACCGCTCAGCGTGAGGGAGCGACGCGACGATGTGCGTATAAAACGCGGTCCAATCCGCGCCCCTCGCCGATGGGTCAAGAGCGAAGCTCTCAGCGAGTCGCACGACCGCGCGCAGCCCTCCGCGCGTCGAGTACCACACCGCGCCCGCGAGCATCGGATGAGCGGAGAGCTCACCGACGAGACGTCGGAACAGTGGGGGCGTCATCCTCGCGCCCCCGTGGTCCTCGAGGTCGTAATCGAGAACGATGTAATTCAGAGACACGTCGCCCGTCTGGATCGCGTCGACTCGCGCGCGTGGCGCTTTGCCGTGTTTCGTGAGTGCGGGCGCGATGCACATCTGCATGTGAGCGTCGACGGTGTGGGTAGACGTGAGCGCGTCGCTCATCGAGACGACCGGATAGCGCTTCGCGTTGCTTGACGTATCGCTCGCTCCTGTGACTCGTGGGGAGGGTAATATGAGCACCGGCGCGTCGAACACATGCTCGAGCCTCGCGCGCGCGTCGTCGAGCTCGCTGTGAGCGTAGAACGCGCCGTCGAGCATCACGGGAGCCGACGGGCTCGGCTTCGATGCCTTGCTGATTTGCTGCGCAGCGTCTTCGCCGAACAACGAGCCGAGGCGCTGATTAATAGATAAAACGGGGGACATAGATATCCGATCTCGGGTGAAGGGTTGAACGTAGCGCCGACACTCTAAACCGAGATCGACGCATCCGTCAACGCTTATAACTCTGAGATGCTCGGATAACCAAGGGACCCGTTAAACGAAACACCCAATACGTCGACGCGAACACCCGCGACGATAATACGATTTAACACGTCGCCCAACACCCCCGAAGCCTCGTCTCCTCGCAGATAGAGCGGATAAGGTCCGTTGACCTGGTCGCCATAATCCAACGTGTCCGGATCCAAGTCTAACAGGTTCAGGAGCTGCCCGCCGTAGGGCTGACCGTTGGGGCGCGTCGCTCCGGATTCTTGGATGTACGTCGGCGGGACCGAGAGCAGGTCGAGATCGATATAGACGCGGATCCGCGCGTCGCTCTCGACGAAATGAAACGGGAGAAACGCGACCTCGACGTTTGAGCGCTCAGAGGTCCACGCGTCCCAATACGACGAGCTCACGGTGTTGAGCGTCGCGGTCGTCGTCGCTGTGTCGACCTCATCGACCCAGTGATACGAATCACCGCCAACCCTTACCCATCGATGAGCGTAAGCGGTCGAGGTGAGACTCGCGTGAGTGAACTCGCCGTTCGCGTCGATCGTGGTCGTGATCGCGGTCGTATCAGTCCACGGCTTAAAGAGCGCGTTGAGCGCAGAGAACAGCGAGCCCACCGTCCCACGAGGTCGATACACGACCGCGCGGAGCACCTCACGCCACGCGCTCACAGGATACGCGCTCGGTCTCACGAGCCCGTAATATTCACCGAGCGCGTCGAGCTCGTCGTCCGTTGCGCGCGTAAAGATCGTCGAGCGTCGAGCGCTCTCAGTCTGTGATAGAGTGCGGATCATGCGTCACCCTCGCCCCTCGTGCAGCGGTTAACCGTGGCGCGTCTACGCCGTTCAATGTGGTCGCGCTCTTGCTCGTGTACGCGACGCGCTCGCCGTCTAGCCACACCGCCCCCGCGTCGGCGAAACCGAGCGTCGACTCGACGTGTAGCGTAGCGCCTCCAGTGTATGCGACCGTGAGGCGCGTGATCGCTCCGCTCGCGCTGAGCTCTGCGAGTGACTGCGCGACGACCCTCGTGAGCGTCTCGAGCGTTGAGCGCACCTCGTCGACCGCAGAAGGCGCAGAGGTGTCGAGCACGCTGTCGAGCTCCATTCGTCGCGCGCCGGTTGCGTAAGCGCTCGGTAACGCTGCGCGGAGATCATACTCGTGAGCGGTGCGCGCGCGTCGTCTCGCGTTGATCGTGCCGACGGTCTGCTCTGTCCCGTCGTATCTCACGACGACATCATACGCGCCCACGCCCAACGATGGAGAGTACGCTCTGAGGATCCGCGCGGGGATGTTCGTCGAGCACTGCTCACCCTGACCGAAGAGACCAGAGTGACACGCATACTCGACGCTCTGCGCGTCGACGAGCACCACCTTAAAACCCGTCGGGCGTTGGAAGCGGGACGCCCCTCGACGCGGGAAATCCCCGACGATCTTAATCGCGTATCCCCCGTCGTCTCCGATCGCGCGAGTCTCGAGCTCGAGATACGACGGGAACGCTGCCCCGTGATCAGAGCCCCACCCATAATCGAGCGTTGACACGTCCCACGAGGTCGGCGCGTCATCACCCCATCCCCAATCGGGGCGAGTGAGCGACTCGGTCGCGGTCTCATGACTCGGCGCGCCCCAGCCCCTCACGTCACGCTCCTCGTCGCCTCGATGGTCACGCTCAACGAGCTACCACCGCTACCCGCAGCGGGCGACGCCCCAATCAGTAAACCGATCACGCGACCGGCGGGGACCTCGACGGCGGGCGATAACGTGCGCGTCTCTAGGATCGGCTTGTTCGCTGCGCTCGGTGTCGCGGAGAAGGTGTCGTGCGTAGTCGTACCCGACATCGTCAGAAAGTCCGCGGGTGTGTACTCGACGAGCTTAAACGAGTAAGCGTCGGTCGTCCCTCCGGTCTCAGCGATCGCGACCGTGTACGCGTGGACCTTGATCGCGTGACGCGACACGGCGAAATAGATGTGAGGGATATCCTCGCTAACTGCGGATATATCGATGATCTCGTCGTGTCGTGTGCCGTCGCTCTCTGTTGAGCTCGTCACCATGCCCGATAAGACGATCCGCTCCTGAGTGATGACGCGAGGCGTCCCCGTCGCGTCGCTCGCCTCCTCGAGCTGAACGACGCCCGCGGTCGTCGTGGTCGCGTCTGCAATGTGCGCCCCCGCGTGAGTGTGAAGCGCCGAGCCCCCCGACTCCGCGAGCGCTCCCCCGCGTAGGATGTCGAGCTCTGCGCCGGTCGCGTTTGTGACGTCGCTCAAGTCGTTGAGGTTCGGCGCGGTCTCGATCGCGTCGGCCCAGACCTCGAGCGCGGGATGCCACGAGCGCGACCCCTTCGCGATCTTCTGAATCCCTCGATTCTCAGAGAGCACGCGCACCTCGACGAACGACGCAGACGGCGCGAGTAAAACGTCGGTCTCGCTCGTCGCGCTCGTCGCTGTGTTCGTGGCGACGAGATGCAGTCGTAGGTTATGCCACGCGGTGATATTGCTGATCGTGATGTTTTGTGTCGTCGTGCTCGACAACACCGCGCCCGAGTTGGTCGGATCGAGCAACGTCCACGCGAACGAGAACGACGCGCTCCCATCCTCGGTGTCGACCGCGTCTCCGTACAGCGTGATCGAGGCGGGCGTCACTACGCTCGCGAGATCGATCTCGCCGTCCTCGAGGGGATTGTTTATCGGGTCGACGTTCGCCGACGCGTATGCGATGATACTCATTAATAGTTATCCTGGTCGTCGTGAATCGCGTAGATCGCGAGCGTGAGGTTGATGATCTCGTTCACCGCGGGCGCGGTCCCGATCACGTCCGGATGTCCAGAGCTGCCGACGTCCTCCGCGATCGACTCCTCGCTCGACTGCTCGAGCGCTAAGAGCTCAATGTTGACGCCCCGCCCCGAGCTCGTCGAGTAGTCGTCGAGTCGATAGCTGTTCGCGTCGCTGAGTAACCCGCTCAAGATGTCGCCGATCTGCGCGTGTACGCGATTATAGTCGTGTGTGTTGTCGCCGTTGTCTTTGCGCGTCGCGACTTGGCTCACGTCCACGTGTAAGAGTCTCCAGTCCTCGGCGAGCAGATCAGCGTCGAGCTCGACACACATTCGATTGCCTCGCGTCGGCGAGGTGCGTATCGCGCTGATCCCCTCGTTCGTGAGTAGGTTGTACGAGATCACGCGCGCGTTGTTTACGTTCACTTGGACGAGCCCCGCAGCGATGCAGACGATCGGCGAGGTCCTCTGCGACTCGATCGTGTTGAGTCGCGCGTCGACGCCGTTCGCGGAAACGAGCGGGGCCGTGTACCACGCTCTCGACTGCGTGTCGCTCGGGTCATTAACCCCGTGTCCCTGAAGTTGCGCGATCTTATAACGCAGTAACGCGAGCTGATCAGCGACGCCCAACACGCGAGGGGACGCTCCGGACTCCATCGGATACGTCGACATCGAGTTAACGACAGTGTCGAGGGTGACGTTCGGGCGCGTGAGCGTGTCTCCGCTGAGATACGAGCCCGCGAATTGACGCGTTAGGTCGTTCTCGTAAGCGCTCTCGATTTGCCACTGCGCGAGCGAGTCGGTGTTATCCGCGTCCGTCCATCCGGTGATCCTCGCGATCGGAGCCCACGCTGCCTCGCCGTCCGCGTATGTCGGCGCGTTGCGTTGGACTGCGAACTCGACGCGCTGAGACGATCTCGTCTCATCCGAGAACGTGATCTCGTCACCCTGAGCGACGCTCCACTGAGCGCGCGTCGCGGTGTCTGTGTCTCGCTGAATCGGTCGAGCCCATAGATACGCGTCAACATAGTCCTGATAATACGCGCGAGGCGTATCAATCGAGATCTGCGTCGAGGTCTCCTCAGTCGGCTCATACGTGACGACGATCGTCTTCATCTGCGAGTAAGCGAGTCCGCTCGACGGCGAGGTCACGCTCCGCGCGCTCGCTGAGATCGGCGCGGTCGTCACGAACTGAAACGCGCTTAGTTCGATGTATGGCGCTCCGCTGTTCTCGGTCTGCGTGATCGTGGGGACGCTCAACGCGCCACGGATGCGACCGAATAAACCGCCGAGCGCCTCCTGTACATAGTCATACACGAGACTCTGGAGCGCGTTCGCGTCATCGAGGTCGAGTCGTTCCTGTGCGTAGAGTTTTACGCGATCCATGTTAACCGCCTGTCGTGCTAGTGATCGCGCGCACGTTACCCGCTCGGAGTACGTGGCGCGCTGAGTTGGGATAGAGATCGGGTGTCTCGTTCGCGGTCCCGCTCGTGAGGATCGTCGCGTTCACGACTCCCCCGACGCCCATCACCACGGAGACCAACGCGGAGCGATACGCCGGAGCGCCCGCTCCGAGCGCTGAGAAGTACGCGCTTATCGCGCTCTCGACGTTTGCTTTAACCGTGGTTAACGTAGAGCCCGCCTCGATGACGATGAGCACGTCGAGCGGGATACGCTGAACGGGAGCGGGGAGGACCCTTAAAGCGATCCCCGCTGCGCGGTGTCCGGATGTGACGTCGCTCGGGTCGCCGTTCATGAGCGTCTGAAGTTCAGCGATGAGCCCCGTGTATACGCTGTAATTATCGACCGTGATCGTGTCACCGATCGACACGCTCGCGTCGGAGCGTAACGTGATCACGCCCCTCGATCTCGAGATGTCATAGTCGCGCCCCTCGACGAGCACGCTCGACCCAGAGCGGACGCGCACCGAGCCGACGACCGGAGCCTCGACGCCGATGAGCTGACCTAACACGGCGTTAAGCGTCACGCTCACCGCTTCACCCGATCGCGTCGGCGCGTGATCTCCTAGACCGGAGCCGTCGTCGATCAGCAGCTCCACGTAACCGAGACGCGTCTCGGGCTCGTAGATCGTCGCCGTCGTCGCGCGTGTGCCGTCGGTCGCCGTGAAGGTGCGCGCGGTGTACTCGAGCGCGATCGGTTGAGCGCGCGCGATGCTGTTGAGCGCGAGCGTCGCGCGAGAGCGGAGCGCGAGATCCGTCTCCGCGTCTGTCGCGTTCGCGAGCGCTTCGCCTTGTGTCACGCTGACTAGAGCGGAGGGAGCGTCGAGGATCGTGTCGATCGATCGCGCGGGCGCGTTCCCGCTTGTTCCGCGTGTGTTCGCTACGATCGAGATCTCTTTCGTGAGCTCGCCGATCGAGAGCCCCGCGTCCGCTGTAGTCGAGTAGGTCACGTCGCTATCACCTCTCCCGAACACGCTCCCCGCGGGGATCGTGAGCGACGCGCTCGAGTCGGTGCGTGCGACGACCACGGATCCAGAGGCAGCGGTCGCCGTTAGGCGCGTTACGCCGATCTCCTCTGCGCGCTCGTCGAGGTCCACGCCCCGCGCTCCCTCGAGGGTGAACTGCGCGCGGATCTGCGCGAGTCTTACGTCCGCTTCTGCGATCTGCTCAGCGATCGAGCGCAGCAACACGCCGAGCGTCGAGCTCTCCGCGAGGTCCGTTAACGATGTGCGCGCGACCGTCCTCGCGATTAAATCGCGTGTGATCTCTGCGCTTGATCTTGGTTCATACATTATCAGCTCCCCATCGGCACGATGAGCGACATCGACGCGCCGTTAAGCGGTGCGACTCTCGCGCTCACAGTGAGCGCGTCGCCCTCGTCAGATACTACCACATTATCGACTCGATCGACTCTCGCGTCTGCGTCGAGCTGTTGTGTCACGTGGCTCGCGCAATACGCTGCGACGCGCTCGGTGAGCGGTGCGCCGACCTGGACGGGGAGACCATACGCCGGAAGGATCCACGAGCTCCCCTGCTCAGAGAGTAAGCGGAGACGGAGCGCTTGTTCGAGGTTCGCGCGTCCCTCGATGGTCGAGATGTCGTCGCCCGAGATCACGAGATCACCGTCGGCGTCGACTCGCAGATCACGCCCGAACACGTCGCCCTTGCTCGGGAGCCCGAGGTCATCACTAGTTGACGCGTCGAACGGTACAGAGAGCACATCACCCGCGCGGAGCGGTCGCCCGTCCCCCTTGTGCTTCGCGTCCCTCAATCCGTTGTAATCGATGATTTCATCATATCGAGACGCGTCACCATACGCGCGAAGCGCGACGCTCTGCGCGGTGTCTCCGGCTCGGAGCGTGACGTCTCTCGTAAAGCGTGGGCGCTCTACGCTCAGCGCTGAGCGTGTCTCGATGCGCGACGCGTCTGCGTTAGCGTCTAGATCACCCTGATCGGCTCCGCTCAAGCCCGCCGTAACGAGCGCGTAATACGGCACGAGCTCCGCAGAGTACGAGGGATCCTCTAAGCCGAGGAGCTCATCAACGTCTCTCCTCGCGGTCGCGTAGCTCTGCGCGAGAGACGCCCACGTCGCAGGGAGATCGCGAGAGAAGAATCTCGTTACGCCGTCCGCGCTGTCTGCGGTCTCGCTGATGATGCGGACGACGCTCTCGATCGAGCGTAACAGCTCTCGCGCCTCCTCGAGCTCGCCGTGTACGTTCGTGATCGCGTTCTGCGCAAGCGTCACAACACCACCGGCGACCGCGACGTATTGCGACGCAGCGCGGATCATCTCAGTCACGGGGGAGAGGATCGACCCGCGCGGATCGGACGGCGCGCCCGCGTAAGCTTCGAGCTTGAGCTCCCATTGATACGAGAGCCGGTGCGCTTCGGCGTCCTCCATCCACCGAAACTCGAGAGGCTCAACGCGGAACGCGTACCCCTCGTTAAGCGATCGGTAGACCATGAACACGCGCTCCGCGTCATGACTCGCGCGAGTCTGGTAGTCGTCGAGGAATCGATCGAACTCCTCGAGGATCGTGCGACCGCCCAATAAGGAGACGCCACCGTCGCGCGTCTGTCCGCTGCGAGGAGCGAGACCGCTCACGCCCCTCAAGGATATGTCGGTCCGGTGGTTCTGCGTGATCTCGCGCACGACCTCGCCGAGCGTATGCGTCACAGCGGTCGCGCTCGTGCGTCCCTGCGTCACACTCTGCGGAGCGTTGGGGAGCGCGATCACGTTCGTGATCTCGTCGTTCTCGTAGACCTCGAAGAGGTAATCGACCGGCACGCGTAGGAGCGCGCCGAGTCTCCCGCTCGACGGAATCGGGATCGATGGAGGTGTCGCTGATTTGCTGCCCATGATTCACCCTCTCATGTAACCTTGATCGCGTTTGTGATCGCTTGCTCAGCGTTGGCTTTAGCGGTCGCGGAGCTCGACGGGGGGATCGACGCAGCGATCGCCGTCGATGTACCCGCGACGCCGAGCGCAGAGCTCAACACGCCGACTTGAGTCTGTAACGCGCCGATCGCGGTCTCGAGCTCTGTGATGTACGCGTACAATGAGTCGACGAACTGTTGACCTCTTAACACGCTGTGAGGCGCGTCGCCATCCAGAGAGACGCGCAACGGTCCACCCTGCACCCTGAACACATCCGTCTCGACAGTCACGCCCGACTCGCTCAACGAGAGCGTGTTGTCTGCGTGCCTGATCTGGAGATCGAGCGCGTCGGGGGAGTAGTCCTCACTCGTGGACGCGGACGGCGTGCTCTCTACGATGCTCGTGAGGTCCGCGCCGACGATGTACGGGGGATCATACGCCCCCCTTGGTCGTAGCAGATGGACCTCTTGATTGACTGACACGGGGTAGAAGCTCGCGCTCATCCCTCTCACGCGAACGCCCCGAAACGTCGCGCCGTCATTCGTGCGGACGTCATACAGTGGACCGCGCTCGCCATAGTACACGCGTGTTACGGTCGCCGTTAAGTGATTGTTTCCGAGTTTCATTCTGCGAGCTCCGCTGTCACCGATACCTCATACGCTGGCGTCTTACGGGACGGTCTCCCGTCCTGCGATACGCGCTCCAATTGTAGCAGAGTGCGCCGTGTCACGGTGCCGAGCTGCGGATCGACGCGGACCTGCTGATCGACGCGCGTCACGTATCCGATGAGCGTCGAGCCCTCGCCCTCCAGGTACGAAGCCCACCGCGCCCACTCGCCGACCTTCACGTCTTGATACATCACCTCGAGCGTCGCGACCGCGAACGCGTGACCCTCTGAGTACAGCGCGCCCGCGTATGTCGTGAGTCGCTCGAGCTCTGTTCTCAGCGATCCACTAGTCTCGCGTAATAGTGGATACGCGATCTCGAGAGGGGAGAGACCATAACGCGCGATGTCGTCGCGCATGATCACGGGGGAGCTGTTCAGTCCGGCGAGCTGCGAGACGCCGAGATAGGGGGACGTGACCTCGACGTAATTGTTACGCTCTCCGCTGTAGTCGAGCGTGTAAGAGACGACGCGCCCCAACGATTGCACCGTGACGGGCTCCGCTTTGACGCCGGAGTCGTCGTCATCGATCCCCCGCGCTTCGCCTCGCTCGTCGAAGTACGCGGGATCGTGAGGGGGGAGCGGTTTCATCCTATACATAAGATATGGGCGACCGCGCTCGCGCATCGGATAGAGCTCGATCAGTTGGGGCGCGGGTTGAAACGCTCCCGTGAACGCGCTCCACAACGAACCCGTCGAGCTCACGGGGACCTGCGATATATTCTTACCCTCGACGCGCGTCAACGTGCGCCCCTCGATCGCGTTGTCCGTGAGCTGATCGGGTGTGATGAGCACCTCGTAGTCGCTGAGCTCCTCGCCCTCTGGCGTCTTGAGCGTCGCGAGATTCTCCCAACTCAGCGCGAGACCCTGCGCGACGTCCACCGCTGCGCCCTCGGAGAACACGGTCTCGAAGATCCGCGCCCATGTATTATATTCGTAGATGCTCCCGCTCACGAGGAGGTCGTCGCGAGACGTGAGGCGAAACGGACGGAGCGCGAGCGAGACCCACGACGTCGCGGAGAGCTGCACGTCCCGCGATTTGCGCGCTCCTGTGTGCTCGACCCTCAGCCCCGTCGAGAGTCGAGTGATCGGACCATAGAACGCGCGGACGTCCTCATCCAGGATCTCAAGCCACCCCGACGCGTGGAGCGCGGGGAGCCTCGAGCCTCGGCGAGGTGTCCCTAGACCTAAGACGTCGAGCTCGTCGATCTTGATCGATGTCGAGACGCTCGCTTGCTCGTAAGGTGCGACGAGCGAGGAGGACCAACTCGCGCCGGTGACGCGGTCCGTGATCTCGACGCGTGGGTTGACGCCGTCGACGCGCGCCTCGCCTGCGCGCTCCGTGTAGTTGTGAATAAACACGCGGATCATATGAGCTCTCTTAACATCTTGCGGAGCGCGTCGGTGAGATTACCCGAGTCGATCAAGTCTACGAGCTTCGCGATGTGTCCCTCGATGCTCTGCATGGAGGTCGTGAGCACGCTGTTCGATTTTGTCATCGTCAGCGCGAGCTCCTCGATCGAGGTGTTCAGCTTCACGAACGCTTGAATCGACGCGGGATCCGCTTCGACGCGTCGGATGAGTCGCTCTTGTGCGGTCTGGACCGTCCGCGATACGCCCATCCCGCGACGCATGATCCCGCGATCCGCTCCGAGCATCCCCGTATCGAGATCACCCTCTCCCGCGCGACTGAGCACGTCCGCTTCTTCGGTGCTGAGTCCCATCCCGCTCAACGCGAGTTGAAGCAGGTCGCCCTCGATCCCCATCGAGCGGAGCGCCTTGATCGCGCTCGCGGGGTCGGTGCGGAACTGCTCGAGGCGCTTGAGCACTTGGAGCGGACCCCCGCCCCCTCGAGCTGCTGCTGCTGTGAGCGCGCCGGTCCCTATCCCGCCGAACTGCCCGCGGAATGAGCCCGCGACACCGCTCAGCGCTCCCCCGAATCTTTGAAACGTGCGCGCAGCTCCGACGCCCATCAGCTGACGCTGACCCCCTTGTCGAGCTGCCTCGTTAATCCCCATGATGAAGCGCCCCGCGCTCTCCTCATCGATCGATAGACCCTCGCTCGCGATGCGCTGTGTGTTCTGCGCGATAGCTGCGAGGAACCTCGTCGCGCCCGCGCCGGTCAATCCCATCGCGCCCGCTCCACCGAGTAAGCGATTCGCGAGCCCCGCGCTTTGGAACGTGTCACCCCTCGCGCCTCCACCGATCGCGCCACCGCCCACGAACGCCCCGATCGTCGTCGGGTCGATCCCTCGGAGCGCTGCTTGCCCTAGAAAGTCCGACGTGAAGCCGATCGATCGACCGCTCAAGAGGTCAGTGCGCGCGCCGATCGCTCGCGCAAACGCTCGGAGCGTGCCGACACCCTCCGCGCTACTGATCCCGAGACGCGCGAAGCGTGAGCGCGCTCCCCTCACTCCCTCCGCTCCACCGAGCGCGAGCTCGGTCTGCGGTCGCTCGAGTCCGACGATCTGCCCGATACGCTGAGCGCGTCGCTGTATGAGCGAGCCCGCGATGCCACCGAGGACGGGGAGACCCCCCGCGATCCGACTCAGACCGAACGCGCCCGCGAGACTCCCCGCAGCTGCGCCACCCGCGCGGAACACGTCCGCAGCGCCACCGCCGGCGACGACCTGCGCGCCACCGACGAGACCGCTTAAACCCGCTTGTCCGACCCCTATGATCTGCTGACGACGGAGCTCGCGCTCCTGTTGGCGTTGCGCTGTGAACGCCTGAGCCTCACGTTCCGCTTGTCGGCGTGACGCCTCTTGAGCTCTGCGTCCCTCTGCTGCCATTGAGTCGAGAGAGCGGTTGCTGTCCCCGACGCCCAACGTATCGAGCGCGGTCATCCCGAGCATACGCTGTTGCACCTTATATGGGATGAAGCGCCCCTTTTCGTCACGCGGTCGCGTACCTGGTGCCGGTGGGGGGACCGCTACGGGCGCTTTAGGTGGCGCAGATGGAGCCGATGGAGCAGCGCCCGTCGGCGTCGGTGGCGTCGCGACGGGTTGTCGAGCGCGTCGCGCTGCTTGCGCTGTACGATCGAACGCGCGCTCGCCCGCCTCGCCGACGCGCTCCATCGACTGCGCGAGACGCTCGGCAGCTTGTCGGACCTGCGAGTCGTCGATCGTGACCTGTATCTCGGAGCTGTGTCTCTGTTGACTCATTTAGCACCTCTGCTGGCCCAGAACTCACGCTCCCACCGATCGCCGACCTCGTCGCCCGTCGCGCTCGGCGCGTTGTCGCGGATCGCGATCTCGGGCCTCGTTGTCATTGTATCGAATGTTTCATCATCGAGCGAGAGGAGCCAGTGCTCGAGGCGCTCTACGTCCGACGCGCTCGCGCTAGGCTTAGCGAGCGTCGGCTGTAGAAATACGAACTCGGGGCGCGACCTCATCGCCGTCACCCTCTCCCGCACCTGAGCGAAACCACGCGAGCGCGTGACGCTCAACCTCCTCGCGGAGTGAGAAGAGGAGCTCGTCGTCCTCTTGCGCCCACTGATTCACCCAGTCGGGGAGGTCGACGAGATACACCGAGAGTGTCGCGAGCGCTAAAAAGCGCGCTTGCGCGTACTCGCTCAACTGTTGCCACGGAACACCCGCGAGGATCGCAGAGCGTCGATCGATCTGCGTTCGTCCGTCTCCGTCAGGGATACGAGAGAGGAGGACGTCGTCGTGACGCACGCCGTCGGGTGACACGTATGACACGTTTAGACGCACCTCACGCGGAATCAACGTCGCGCTCTGCGCGGGCTCGTCGCTCTTGATGTTCCGTAGATCCATATTTACGCGCCTCGCTCGTCAAATAAACGGCGCGCTTGGAATGACGCGTTCACGGTGACGATGCTCCCGCTCTGGACTTGCCACGAGCGAGACTCACATCGAGCGCCCTCGATACGCCACACGGGAACGTCGCTCACTTGGTCGTAGATCTCGAGCGTCAACTCGGGGAAGCTGATCACGTCCGCAGTGTTGCCTCGTGGCATGATTCCGAGCTCTTGGATCGAGGTGTTCGTGATGCGCACGAAATCCGCGTTCGCGCTCACCACGCGAGACACGGGGACGAGCTCTTGCGAGTCGATGTTACCGAGTACGTCGACGCGCTGGTGCGTGATGCTCTCGCTCGCTGATACACCTGTCGCGAATCCGATCTCCTGACCGTCGACGATCAGTTTCGCGCGTGCGCCTGAGAATACGGGCTGTGTCATAAGTTACTCTCCTTAGAAGCGCGCGACGGTGACGTCGAGGCGTATGAAGTTGAGGGGCTCGATCGCTGCTACCGTGTAGCCGACGACCAAAGTATCCCCCTGGTCTTGTACGACGACGTCGCGGAACGCTTTAATCGTGCCGTCCTGTACTTGTCGATTGAGCTGAGCTTGTGCGAGCGACGTCACGCGGTTCGCTGTGAGGCTTCGGTTCGCGGTTCCGATGAGCGCGTCGAGCTGTGAGCGGAGTCCACGGATGGACGCGTTAACGCTCTCATTCGCTGACACCTCGCTGAAGATCGGGTTATCGTCCTCGAGGTACGTAGTGACTGAGCGCTCGACGCGATAACCGAGTGAGCTAAATGAGAGCGATACGACGCCCGCGCGGATCGCGTCGGTCGCGTCGCGGTTCGGATCCCACGCTCCGCTTACGTCGACAACGTCCGGACGCTTACGCGTGAGCGGAGTCCCGACCGCGCTCCCCGCTTGCATAGCAGCGAGCATGAGCGAGAGATACTTAGGCGCAAGCGTCTCTTTGATCCCTCGAGGGTTAATCACGTCGATCGACTGACCGACGATCGCGATGTTTCGGTCGTTCAGCTCTTGCGTGTAATCACTCTTGAGCGTCGCGAGTGACGTGTTCGCAGCGACGCTCATCCACGCGTTACGCTCACGACCCGCGCGAGCTGCGAGGGGGAGATGTTTCTTGATCTCCTTCATCTCGTTAATCGCGTTAGTCCACGCGACGACGATCTGAATGTCACTCGACTCGATGGTCTGGAGCGCGTCGGTCCAGTCGCTCAAGACTACAGCGCTCGACGCGCCTCCTGAGAGTCGCACGTTCACCGCTGAATCGCCGTCGCTCTGCGCGAGTCGCTTAGTCCCACCGCTCGCGCGCTCTACGTCCACGAGCTGAGATGGTGCGAGCGCTTGGATCACTGCGTACAGATCCGCGCGGAGCGTCGCCTTGTTCCCGATCGCGATGATATCGGATGAGGTGAGCGCGTCGATCTCGTCCGCGGGATACGAGCGCCCCGCGTCATACGTCGCGGTAAATCCGGAGAGGCTGTTGATCGCCTCGATCAGCTCGCGGAGGTTCGCGAACTCCGAAGGAGTGAACGCGATCTCGCCCGCGATGTCGAGCGTCCCCGTGTACGCGTTGTCTGCTGTGCTCACAGCGATCGACGTTATTGAGCTGTACGTGTTCGCGGTGTCTTGCGCTGTGCCGTCACCCGCGTTAAACGTGAGCGTCTCAGTCGCTGCTGCGCCGTTTTGGTCGAGTCCAGTGATCACGACGCTCACCGCGCTCGCGTGGTCGGTCTCGTTGAGTCCGATGTTCAGCGTAGACGACGAGCTCATGTCGGCGACGTTCACGCTCAGCGCTCCGGCGTTCATGGCTGCGGTCTCCTGAGTCCATGAGATCGAGAGCGCAGAGCGAGACGCGCTCAGCGACACGAGAGTGAGGAGCGAGCCCGCGTAGTACAGTGACGCGAGATCTCCGCTCTCGATGCCCTCGAAGGTCTCCTCGATCGAGTCGCGCTTGATGACGATCTTAACTTGATCGGTGTTCATGTTCTCGACGTCGATCGTGCAACGGTTCCCGCGCTCACCGTACACCGAGGATTTAACGCTCAGCGCGTCGCCCCCGTCGGTGTCGAGTAAGATCGCGCTCGCTTGCGTGGTGCTCTGCACGTTGAGGAACGAGAGCGAGTTCACGCCCGCGGGGATGCGGTCGTCGAGTGATGGAGAGAACGCGAGTCGCGCGAGCTGCGCGAGCTCTGGGTCCGTTGGATCATACGCGACGAGGTTCGACGCGCTCGTGAACGTGAGCGCCTCGGATTGTTTGAACGAGGGGAACGCGCCGACGATGCAGACGTTTCCCGTACTCGGCTCTTGACCACCGAGCGCAGAGGCGTCGACGGTCGCGTATACCGCGGGACGGAATACGCGGAGCCCGTTTAGATTGAGTGATGACGGCATTTAATCCTCCTATTGATTCGCAGTGAGTATATCACACATCGACGTCGACGCCCCCCGCCGTTCCCGATGCGTCGGTTTGATCGCTCGAGAGTACGAGGATCTCATCACCGGAGTAGACATCAACGTCGAACTCAGCCGACGCGGGGATCGTGATCGAGACGCGTCGGTCCGCTGTGACCGTGACGCGTCGTATATAGAGCCCGAGCTCCTCCGCTGCGAGGTCCTCTTCAGGAGCGAGCCCCGAGGCTCCCCCGTACTCGACGAGATGATATCCGGCGCGATGGAGCGCGCGTCGAGCGATCGCGATCGACGCTCTCGTGAGGACATGATACACGCGCGCCATATCAGCGGAGCGCGCCATAATCAGCACCTCGACCGTCTCGCGGATCAGATACGAGTCGACGCCCCGCCCTTGATCGTCCCTCACGTCGAAGTCGCCGAGGACCGTCTGCGTCACGCGCTCGTCTTGCGGAGTGACGACCAGCATCGGAGCCTCATCAGTCCCTCGCGTGTTGCGTGTCCTGAACAGCGGGTAATGTTGCGAGAGCTCAGCGAACCACGCGCCGAGCACGTCGTCACTCACTCCCGTGAACAGCGCGCGAAACTCAGCCTCTCGCGTCTTGTAGTAACCGAAGCCGGCAGCGAGCGCGCTCTGTGCGTTGAGGTCGAATAACATTAGTACACCTGAGAGATGAGCGTCGGGAGCTCCCTCGACACGTCGTCCATGATTCGGCGCGGGGTGATCCCTGAGCTCATCCACGCGTCGGGGTGAGTGTTCGCGTAACTCGCTGTGCGCCACGTCCGATATCCGCTCGTCTGCGTGCGCGCTCGACCTCCCGCCCCTCGAGAGTACGTGGACGCGAGACGCACGAGACCCGCGAGCGGGTCGGTCACGTGGTGCGGTTTCAGCTTAGGCACTTGACCCTCGGGGAGTCGCCCACCGTAGCGCGTTCGCCGGTTGGGGTCGGTCGTCGTCGCCTGGAGTCTGCGCGCTGCGTTCGCGATGAGCGAGCCGTAGTTCGCTTTAAGATCCTTCGCTTTGTGTCCGAAGGGGACGTGCAAATAGAGCCCGCCGTCCTTGCGTCGGCGTATGTTACGCGTCGACGCTTGGAGTAGATATTTACGGACATCGTAAGGTCCGGTCGTGCCGATCCCCCCGCTCCCCATCCCCTGCTCGACCATGTGCGCGATGATCGCGGTCGAGGGTGACGCGGGTAATCCGCAGATGAAGCCAGACGGCGAGACGTCGCGCACCTGAAGCGATCGAAGGTAAGCAGCGCGCGTCGAGTTCAATTTGTTACGCGCGCCCGCGCTCCACTCGGCGAGCACGAGGTCCGCGAGCGTCTGCGATCGACGTCGCGACTCAGCGGGTGAGAAACCTAACGCAGCGAGTAGCGCGTCCGTGTTCGCTTCGATCTGTGGCATCGTCTCACCCCATGAACTCGAGCGAGCACTCGACTTGTATCGGGAGCGTGATCGGCGCCTCGGTGGTGCTCTTACGTCGCCGTGTAGAGTCGCGATGAGTGTGAGGGTGACTAGCAACGTAGTAACGAGGACGCGCATAATACGAGACACTGTATCGCAGACCCTCCGCGGGCGCTGTTCCGCTCGCGTCGCCGAGTGAGAAGTCGATCTCGCCGTCCTCGGTGACGACGAAATCCTCTCCCTCTGTTAACGAGTTAGCCTCGGCGCTCAAGCCGTTCGCGTCGGCGAACTGCAAGCGCAACACACGAACGACGGTCTCGCCGGTCGCGAGGTCCAACGTCCGTGACTGGATCGGATAGCGTAGCGCCTCGACCGCGTTCGCCGTCCGCGTCTGTGTCTCTCTGAACACGATCACGGAGTCGACGATCTCGAAGCGATCGCCGAACGCGGGGAGGTGCTCGGGCAGCGTCGTGATCGACACCATCCCTCGAGCGTACTCGCCGTACACCGCGAACGAATCGGTTTTACTCGATCCGGATGTCACGATCGCGCGGATCGTCTGCTCGCTGTGCCAGAAGTACCCGCGACCGTCGCATAGCGGACAATCGGGTCGAGCTTCGCCTGTCTCGGTCGACGCGCTCGAGTAGCTCAGGTCGAGCGTGAAGTCGCTCGCGCTTCGAGCGCAGGGACACTCGGCGCACTGCGCCCACGTCAGATCGACGCCCTTCGCGAATATATGTTTCCTGAATCGCTCAGGATCGAAGTCGACGCGGGGTCTGACCTTCGTCGGCTCTCTGCTCGGGAACGTCGTCATCAGATCACACCGAACTGAGTGACGCGATACTGAGATCGTAGGCCGTTCATCAGGAGTTTGTACTGCTTGTCGAGGCTCTCAGCGCGCGCTGAGTAGCCCGAGTACATCGCCGAGGAGGTCGTATCAATCGACGTGCTCAGCGAGTCAACGCTGACAGACTGCGACGCGATACCCGCGCCGAGGATCAAGTCACCGGCGACGTGTAAGAGTAAGAGCGTCGCAGCCTTGATCGCGACGGCCTGCTTGAGGTCCGCGGGGAGCGTGTCTAGCGTCCACTCGATCACGAGGTCCTCCGCGGGTGCGCTCGTTACGCTGAGCGTAAAGCCCTCATTCCCTCGACCGCTCACGCGTACCGTCGATTGATCCGTCGTGACTTGGTACGATAGGAGCACGCGCGAGTCGAGCGTGACATCGACGCTCGTCTCCCCCGCGGGGATCGTCGCCGTCCCTGTGCGCTCGTCGAATCCAGCAGTGTAGTCGAACTCGAAATAAGCGGGGATGTAGTCGCGTGACTCGTAGATCCCGAAGCCCCCCATCAGGGGAACGCCCGCGCGGAAGAAATAGGAGCCGAGGGACTCCTCGCTCGGGATGAGGTGCACCTGCCCGTGTGTCGTTGAGGTCGCCGTGATCCACGATGTCGGGACCTCGACGGGCTGAAACGAGCCGAACCTGATCCGCGCAGCTTGGAACGAGATCACGGGGCGCGCGTCTAGGCGAAACGGCCAGTACGAGAACTGACCTTGACGCTCGGCGTCGTGGCGCTCCCGCGTGACCTTGAACGGCTCGACATTGATCCCGAGGTCGCTCTCGACGTGTCTTATCGCTGCTTGTATAGATTGGGTGTAGACGAGGTCCGGATAGTCCGAACCGTCGTCGAGCGTGAGGTCGATCCCGAGGAGCGTCGTACTCTTCAGAAACTCGGGAGTGATCTGTGAATAGATACCCATGTGATCGACCTCTCTCGCTCTCAGTCCGCGGAGCTCTGGCGCTTAGTGGTGCGCTTTCGCTTCTTCGCGGGTGCGCTCTCCGTGGGTGCGTCGTCGACCTGCGTAAAGCCGATCGATGGAGCCCACAGCTCGAGCGCGTGACGCGCGTAATCGTTCATCTCGACGACGTATCCCTCGCGGTCGATCTTCACCGAACCGCGACCGGAGCCGACGTCGAGCGTACACGCGCGTAATGTGTCATGATACCAACGCATCAACTAACCTTAAGCGCGGGTGTCAATCATCGAGTCGACGTCGGTGATACCCGCGTTCTGGAGCACGAAGCACTTAGAGGGGACCTTGACGATCGGTGAACCGAAGAGCATGAGCAAGAAGGGCTTGCTCGTAGCTACCTCGGCGAGAGGACGACGGAAGAAATCGAGGAGACGCACGAACTCGAGGACCGTTGGATCGTGTTGTACGAAAACGATTTTCGAGGTGTTCGGGATCACGAGGTTCGCGTCAATGAACGCAGTAGGCGCTCCGCTAGTGTTCGCGATCTCGCCGATCAAGCGACATGTAGCGAAGTCAACCGCGCCCGCGGTCGCTGCCTTCTCCGAACGGTAGATCTTGTAGAACACGGCGTCCGACGCGTCTGCGATGGTCACGGTCACGCTCTCAGTCGCAGCGACCTCAACAGTCGCGGAGTTAACGCCCGCGCTGAATCCGTCGTTGCTCACCGCGACGACCTTGTAACCATAGAAGCCAGCGTCATCACCCGCGAAGCTTCCCGCGGTTCCCGCAGCTGCTACGCTTGAGATGGTAGGACCAGCGGGCGCAGCGCTTGAGCTCGCAGACGCGGGAGCAGCGTATGCGTTGAACAAGAACGGCGCAGACTTGACGGGGACGGGTCCGTAGGGGCTCATGATGTTGAGCTCCTGAACGCCATACGTGAGACCGTCCGCAGCGCGGAGAGCTGCGAATTGATCGTGGCGACCCCACTGAACCGCGAACTTGATGAGCTCCGCGTGGATGCGTGGCTCAACATAAATACAATCGGGGCGACCGAATCGAGGAGCGCTCTGCACCTCTGAGAGCACCTCTTGGAGGAGGCGAGGAGTCGGGCTCTTACCGCGAAGATCGAACGTGTTCGCTCCGCTGTTGTGTGACTCAATCTGCTCGATGATGCCGTCGAACGCGAGCGGGTTAACGGACTCCTTCGCGTGCCAGAGTGAGCGCTCGAGCTTCTGCATGAGGCGCAGAGTCCCGCGCTCGGTCTCCTGTGCGATCGCGTTCGCGTTGTTACCGATGAGACCGACGAGTGAACCGACGTCAGTCACCTCGCGACGCTCTGCGAGGTACTTAACGCGGACCGACTTACGCTCGTACTCAGAGCGGTTAGTCGTGCCTGCGCTACCCTCTGCGATGAACGGCTCGAGATCGAGACCGTGATCGTTGATCACGCTGTACTCGTGGACGGTGTTCGTCGCGCTGACCTTCGGGATCGCGGGCCAGAGCGCGAGCTCCTTCATCGTGTACGTTGCAGAGCTGAGAGTGTTCTCGATGCTCTGTGGGACGAGGGGGCTCAAAGAACCCGCGTCACCGCCACTAGTGCCGGCGGGAGTCTGATATCCCGCGTCTGCGGATTTACGGAGCGCGCTATTAAGCTGAGCGAGGTCCGCGATATTTACGAGCTGATTAGCTTCTGGAAATGAATACATGACGACCTCTTACTCTGCGTCGATGATGTGAGATACAGCGGACACAGGAACGCCCGCCTCGAGTTGTGCGATCGCGTTGCGGATCTGTCCGCGCTGCGTATTGGTGAGCTTGTCCGCGTCGTCGCGGAGCATCGTGAGACCCTTGCGGATCACGTCCCCGCGAGTCGGTCCTGCGGGGGCTTGGGCGACGGGCGCGACGGGCGCGGAGACGACGGCGCGGGGTGCGTTGGGCTGAGCGAGGAGCGTGTTCAGGCTCTTCGACATCTCAGCGCGGTCGCCCTGCATCGCCTTCATCTCGGTCATCATCGCGTCGAGCGCCTTCATGACAGCGTCGAGGCGCTTCTCCATGTCGCCGATCACGCGGTCGCTGTTCTCTGCGAGCGCCTTGATCGCGTCGGCGTACATACGCCCCTTGTCCATCTCGTCCTCCTCCTCGATGATGATCTCGTCGTCCGCGGGCATGTCGCCCTCGTCCTCGAGGATCTCGTCGTCGTCGAAGAGGTTGATCTGGCGATCGTCGTCGCGCTGCATCTCGTCGCCTTTGTCCATCTCGTCGTCCTTACGCATCGCTTTCGAGAGAGCGTCGAGCGCCTCCGTCAATGCGTCGGCTGAGACGACGTCGTCGTTTTTAGTATCGAGCATCTGTATCTCCTCGTCTGCTCTCGTTG